TTTAATAATAGACCAAGGTGAAAGTACAGCTTGGTCTATTCTGTTAAAATGATGATTTTAAAAAATCTAAAAAATAGTTGTTGACTTGTAATCAATATTAATATATAATAATAACTGTAATGAGGGAGTTGATCTCCTTTAAAATAAATAAAATACAATTAGGAGGAAATAGACAATGAGAGGATTTGAATTAATGGTGCTAATGAAGGGAGTTACTTATTCAGAAATAGCTAAGGCTTTAGGTATAACTAGACAATCTGTTTCTCTGTGGGCAAAAGACAGAAAGATACCAGCAGAAAGGTTGGAGACATTATCTGAGATGTTAGATTGTCCAGTTGAATACTTAACGGCAGAAGTTGATATTGAGTCATTAAAGAACAACATACATAAATACTTAAGTTTATAATACTAAGAGCAATATTATATTGTTCTTAGTATAAATTTAAATAAATCTAAAACAAACATTGACTTCGATATTTCAATATGGTAAAATAGTAGTTGTATATAAAGGGTTTGCCTTAAATATGCAACTATCAAAAATACAAAGGAGGAATATCGTTGGCTACAAGTTGTAAGAATCGAGGTATGGACTTCGAAAATATGTTTTCAAACAAGTGTAAATTACTAAGAGAGGACGAAAATGCTAAGATATTGATAAACAAAGTTCCTACAGAAATGAAATTAATTAGAGGTGCTGGAGGTAGAATTGAAAAAGCATTTGCCGTATCAAAAGACAAGACAGAATTTGTAGACTACTGTGGAGTATACTACGGTAAGCCAATATGTTTTGAATTGAAGAGTACAGAAAACAAAACATCTTTTCCTTTTGGAAATATAAAAGAGTCTCAAATTAGTTTTTTAGACAAGTGGATTGAATATGGTGGAATAGGATATTATATTATAAGGTTTGCCTATCACAAGAGGGTGTTTATGGTAAGTGCTTTAGATATGCATCACATCATAAATACCATAGGTAGAAAGTCTGTTAAGTACGAACAGTGCTTAGAAGATAGTAGGTTTATAGAGCTTAACTATGATAAGTTAAACTTTGAAGACTACATATCAAATGAGATGTAAGGAGAGTTGATATGACACTAAAAGAATATTTGGATATATATAAAAGCACTAAAAAGATATATATCAGAGAACATTCGGATGACAACATATCTGCTGGAATAGGATTATTTAATGACACTAAACATTTACCTCAAAAATACTTGGATTCATATGTAACTAATTGGACTTATAAGCTTGATGCCGCTAATATTGGTGGAACTGAAATGGCAATATATCCAATAGCTACATTAAAGATAGTGAGGGGTTAGTGTTATGAAGCTAGGAGAATACATTAAAAATAACGATATTAAAAAGATATCTGTTGCAACAAGTGTTGATGATCTGGACAATAGGGTTGAATTTTTAGACATAAATATGATTCCAGTTAAATATTGGGACGCAGACGTAAGAACATTTAGACATAAGTTAAATATGGAATGCGGCTCAATTAAAGATATTGAAGTAATAGCTATAGTAAAATTTACATAAATTAAAAACAAAAAGGAGAATTTAAAATGAAAAAAGTATATTTAGCCAGCCCATTTTTTAATGATGAAGAAATAAAAACAATGGAAAGTGTATTAGAAATATTAAGAAGTAAGGATTTAGAGGTGTTTGCACCATTTGAACATCAAAATAAACACCTAGAATTTGGTTCTATGGAATGGAGAAAGGCAACTTTTAAATCAGACATGGATGCGGTATATAAAAGCGATATAATGGTTGCGATACTTGATGGAAACTACTCAGATTCAGGAACTGCATTTGAGATAGGGGCATATAGTGAATTAAAGAAACCTATAATAGTTGTAAATCCAAATGGAAAAACAATAAACTTAATGATAGCAGAATCACTTCACGCAGTAATAACAAGTTTTGAAGAATTAAAAGAGTATGACTTTAATGAATTAAAAGCTATACCATACACAGATTACGTTTGGTAAAACTGCAGAACTTTGGAGAGTTGGTTAAACTCTCCTTTATTATGCCTAAATAGTTTAAAGAGTATATTAATTAAAACCACAATTAGGAGGTGTTGTATGAGTGAGATCAAGTCAATTCTACCGACCTTGTCATTGGTGTTTGTGATAACAATAATTGTATTGACAATAAGGATTAGCAACGAATTAAAGAAACGAAAATAAATTTAAACAAATCTAAAATAATTGTTGACTTAGTAAGGAGTATGGTGTATTATATAACCAAGATAGTTGTTATCTAATTCAACAGCTATCAAATATAAAAACGATATACATACTACAATTAAATAAGAGGAGGATGCAAAATGAACAAAAAGATAGTGTCGGTTGACTTTATAATATCTAAAGACAAGACCGTAGCTACAGACTCACATAATGTTGGGATAACAAAGAAGAACCCAAAAGACAATCACGATGATGTGATAGCTATGCTAGTATCATTAGCAAGAATGTTAGATGTGTCAGAGGATAAAGTATCAGGCATAGTTGATATTTTATGGGGAGATATACCGCAAAAGCCAATAAGTTCATATGAAACTAAAGAGCTGTGTGAAGAGTTATGGAAAAGAATTTAAAAAAATCTAAAAATAATATTGACATAAAAAAGAAGCTGATATATAATAAATAATGTATCTGAAAGGTTACATAAAATATAAATAAATCTAAAAAACAAAGGAGAGAGTGTTGTGACAAAAGAATTAAACAAGAAACAAACATTAGGTAGATTTGATATAGTAGGAGAGATAGCCGTAGATAGCAAGGTGTTCGCTATAGGAAGCAAAGGTAAGAACAATCAAGCTTGGATAAGTAATGTGTTCAATCCAAGAGTTGATGGAGTTAACGGTGCAAGTATGTTTGTTAGAATGCAAGATGGATACGATGAGGTAAAGGGTAAAACTTTATACTTAAAAACAGTAAACGATGAATCTATGGAGATAAAGTTTGGAGATAGATTTAATCCAATTCTAGTTGAAAAGGTAAACGAAAGGTCTTTTGTAAAGGTATTTACTAAGAGAGTTGAAAAGATAAATGAAGAAAGTGGAAACAAGTTTATGGCTTGGGAAGAACCACAAAAGTTCTTAACTGTATTTGATGCAATAAACTTTCTACAAACTGTTATGCCATTAGCATCAAAGCATAAGGTTAGAATGACTGGAGATGTTAGATATAGCACATACAACGGAAAGTTACAAAGAAACTTCGAATTAAAGAATTTTTACATATTAACAAACAACGAAGAAGAAGGCAAAGAAATGCCTTTAGGATTTAACTTCACTCAAAACATAATAGTTATGAAAGATGCTGTTAAGAAAGATAGGTTTGAATCTGAAGGTGTAGCCACTATAGATACTAAGCTATACGTTAGAAAGGCTAAAGATCAATACGAGATATTAGACTTACCTTTAACAGTAAGAGCAACTGAAGACAATAAAGATACTTACAGAAAGATGTTAGAGAAGTACTTTACAGTAGACGGAGACACAGTTAGAAGAGTGAATGTAGAAGGTATGTTCCAAGTTGGATATGTTTCAGGAAATATAGATGAAAACGACCTTCCTCAAAATGCATTAGAATTAATAGAAGATGGATTCTACTCAAAGGAAGAAGTTTTAAAAATGTTCCTAAAGAAAGAGAGAGTTGACGAAACTTTATTAAGAAGACCTATAGTTAAGATGTCTGAAGGCATACCAACTGGTATAGATAAGTCAGATGAAGATTATACGATGGAAGATATACAAGCTGCAATGAAAGAAGTTTCAACTGAGGAAACTATTAAGATAGGCGAATCTTCAATTTCAACAGATAGCTTATTAGATGAGTTGAGTGGATTATAAGATATAAAATACAAAGTGCCTAGGGGATACCCCCCCTATGCACAATTTAAATAAATTTAAAATTAAAAAAGAATAATAAAATTAAAGTATGTTAAGGAGAGAAGTTAGTATGAGTTTATTAAGAAAGCCAATGAGAAGAGTTCAAGGTGTTAAAATATTAGCATATGGAGTAGATGGTTCAGGTAAGTCAGTGTTTGGATTATCATTCCCGGAAGTTGCAGTTCTAGATTCTGAGTCTAAAGTAGGAGTTTATGAGGGTGATCCAGAGTTTGGACAAAATATAGTTGCTGTTGCAGATACTTCGAACTACTATGACACATTAGATGTAATAGAAGAGGTTATAAAGAATGACCTATGTAAGACATTAATGATAGATTCTGAAACTTACATAAAAGAAGCTATGGAAGTTGCTGCTATGGAGACTGAAGAAGAGAGAGCTAAGAAGAAGGGTGGAAATATAGATGACCAAACTGTATCAATGAGAGGTTACGGTAAGATAAAGTTAAACTCAAATAGAATGAGATTATTAAAAGCACAAGCATCTGCTAAAGGTATAAACATAATATCTACTGCTCACAAGGAAGATGTATTACAAAAGGTCGGAAGTGAAAATGTTAAAATAGGTGAGAAGCCAGTTTTAAGAAAGAATGCTCAACATGACTATGATGTTATATTAAGATTCTTCAAAGAGAGAGATATGGCTACAGGTAGAGTTAAGTACTGTGCAGAAGTTGAAAAGGACACAACTAGAGTTTTAAACGTTGGACAAGTGGTTGAGAATGCATCGTATGACTTATTTAGACAATACTTTGAATCAAGACAAGGTTTAGGTAAAGCTGATACTAAGTATGATAAGAACATAGAGAAGGATATGGAAACTATGAAGAATGAAGATAAGAACCATGACGACTTAGTTGAAGAGTTTGTTACTTTATTCAAAGATATGAAAGCTAAATCTCCTGAAAAGGCGGCTGTTATACCTACACTATTAAAAGAACATGGAATAGATAGCTACAAGAAACCAGAACACTTTGAAGCTTTACAATCTGTAGTAGCTAAAATGAAACAAATGTAATAAATGGAGAGGGGATAGCACCCCTCTTTTTATAAGAAACGGAGAAAAGATAAATGGCAAAAGTAACAATGAAATGTTGGCACTGTAAAGGTGTAATAGAAAGCAAAGATGATTTGGCTATAGAAAAGGTAAACAATGTAAACAGAAAGTTTCATAAGGAACTTGGTTGTTTGGAGTCGTTTAAGAATCAAAAGGCATTAGAGCTCAAAGAAAAGCAAGACAAAGAGAAGTATTGGGAAGAGTGGTGTGCCTTATATGAATACGTTAAAAGAGATGTATTGAAGTATTCTGATAAGATGCAATTATCTGAGCACACAAGAAGAAAGCTTTTAGAATTAAGAAATGGTGGTTTGATTAAAAATCACGAGGGTGTTACTGACAATGGGTATCCATTCCCTGTTATACTGATGACCTTTAAAGTTAAAAAACTAGAAATAGATAGGGCATTAGATAATATAAATTTTGAAAATGAAACACAAAAAGTTAATTACATAATGGCTATTATAAAAAACTCTATTAACGATGTTTATCTTAGAGTTTTAGCTAAAAACAAGAGAGATGAAATGGTTAAGAATCAAAGCAACACAGCTGTTCAATCAGTTAAAAAGGTTGAATATGTAAAGAAGTCTGAAATAAACAAAGGTAGTCTGTTTGACGATATATGGTAATTATATGCAGTAGGGAGGTGCATGCACATGATAGGAATGACAGAAATATCAGAAATGTCCAAGATAACTGAATCTAATTTGATAGGATGCTTGTACAATAATCCAAACTTATTCTTAGACCACGATGAGTTATCTTCAAATGACTTTAATAATGAACAATGGAGGTTTATGTTTGCCTTGGGTAAGAAGATGGCCTTAAGAGGATATAATACACTTACATCAATGGACGTAGAAACATTTATTGAACAATTAGGAAACGAAAAGATTGCATCAGGATTTGAATACTATGGTGGAACAAGACTTGTAGAAGATTTACATATGATATTTGATGGTAATGATAATATAAATGTTTACATAGACGACCTAAAGAAGTGGAAAGCAATAGCAGAAATACAAAAGAACTTTTCAATAGAAAGTAAGGAAGACCTAGTAAGATTAAGTAAGGGGTCATTCAATACTCTATATGATTTATTTACTGCAAAGCTAAACAATATATTTGTAAACATAAATGAAGATGTTCATACTCAAGAAATAGGGTATGGATTAGATGAGTTAATCGAAGATGCTAATAAGGGTATGAAAAGGGGTCTTCCAATAGATTCTCCAATATTGTCTGACACTATAAATGGAATAAACTTAGGTCAAATAATGCTTATAGGAGGACAGTCTGGATCAGGTAAGTCTACTTGGTTAATACAACAAGTTTTAACTTCGGTATTTAACAATGAAGAGGCGGCAGTATTCTTCCTAAACGAACAAGATGCTAAAAAGTTCCAACAAGAACTATTAACTTGGATTATAAATAATGTAGTGTTAGCTGGAACTAATAAGTTTTTCAATAAGGTAAGATGGAGAGATGGAGGTTTCTCACAAGAAGAGTTCGAATGGCTATATCAAGCCAAAGAGATACTTGAAAACAAGACTAAGAATAATAAAATAATAATAGTTGAGTTTAAAACATATTCTCATAAAGTTGTAATAAGAAGTATTAAGAAGTATGCTGCACTAGGAGTAAAGATATTTGCTATAGATACATTTAAACTAAGTTCAGATGCAGACCCAAAGAATCCATTCTGGTTGGAGATGATGCAACAAATGAGAGAGTTTGATGACTTAGTTAAACCTTCTAATTTGAATGTATCCCTTATATGTACACTTCAGTTAGGTAAGGGTGCTATAGTAAGTAGATACTTATCTGCAAATGATCTAGGTATGTCTAAGAACATAATAGACGTTGCTTCAACTTGTTTGTTAATTAGAAAGATGTATGCGGATGAGTACAAGGGGGAGAAGAACGAAATAAAAGTTTGGAATACTGTTGGGGATAGTAGATTTGCAACAGAGTTAGACCCAACAAAGAGACATAGTATAATATTTATAGAGAAGAATAGAAATGGTATAGCTCAAGAATTTCAAGTTGTAGCTCAGCACGACTTTGCTACGTTTAAATATAAAGAAATGGGCAAATCTTACATATCGATAGGAGTATAGAGTAATTAAAGATGGATGCAAGAGAGTTAAGAGAATATATATCAAGAAACGACAAACTACCAGAGATTTTAGAATCTCTTGGTATGCACTCTATTAATGGTATAAACCCAAGATATTATAGTTGTGGACTTCCCGATGGAGACAACCCAACTTCAACAATAATATATAGAGATGAGTCTTTAACTGTAAATGCATACACTAGAAACATAGGTGGAGATGAAGATAAGAAACCAAACATATTCAACCTAATAATGTTTATTAATAATTGTGAGTTCTCTACTGCCATCAACTGGTGTCATGCTGTTTTGGGTCTTAGTAACGATAGAAGGGGTTTGTATCACAAAAGAGAGGATTTACTATCAAGATACAAGAAGAATACTCTTGGTAAGTCAAAACTTATAAAGGATGATATTACATATTATGATTTAGATGTTTTAAATAGATATCAAAAAGACCAACATATAAGTTTAGTTAGAGACGATGGAATAATAGACAAGAGAGTTTTAGATAAGTATATGGTAATGTTTGATGAGAGAACCGATAGAATAATATTCCCACATCTAAAATATGATGATGTTACAAAAGTTGCTGGTGTAGTTGGAAGAACTGTCCATAAAGCTTATAAAGAATTAAAGATATTCAAGTATATGAGTATGCTTCAAACTAGGTTTGACAAAACATTTAATCTTTATGGACTTAGTTTAAATATAGATCACATAAAATCACAAGGAATAGTATGTGTATTTGAGGCGGAGAAGTCTGTTATGAAGTTAGATATGTATGGTATGCCTGTGGGTGTAGCCGTTGGATGTCACGAGATAAGCAACTTTCAGCGTAGGTTGCTTGTACGGTTGGAAGTTGAGATATGTATATGCTTCGATAAGGATGTTGATGAGGAACATATAAAAAAGGTTTGTAATGGATTAAACATAGGTCGTACTGTTAGTTATGTTAAAGATACTGAGAACCTATTAAAGGATAAGGATAGTCCCGTAGATAGGGGACATAGAGTATGGAAACAACTATTTGAAAATAGAATAAAAGTTTAAATAAATCTAAAATAAATACAGAGGAAACTATTATGAAAGTATTAGAACTATTTGCAGGACAAAGAAGCATAGGAAAGGCGTTTGACAAGAAAAACCACGAAGTGTACTCGATTGAGTGGGATAAAAGACATGAAAATATAGATTGGTATCAGGATATAAGTACAATAACTGCCAACGATATAATAGAAAGATTTGGAGTTCCAGATATTGTTTGGGCGAGTCCAGACTGCACTAGTTATTCTATAGCTGGAATATCTCACCATAGAACAAGAGAGATTGGCGGAAACCTATTGGCAAAAAGTGATTATGCTAAATTCTGTGACAAAACAAATTTAAATGTTATGATGTTGATTGATGATTTGCTAAAAATAAATCCAAACCTTATATATTTTATTGAAAATCCAAGAGGTGGAATGAGGAAGATGGACTTTATAAAAGGCAAGCCTAGATATACAGTTACTTACTGTCAGTATGGCGATGAAAGAATGAAACCTACAGATATATGGACAAATCATCCAAATCCTAACTTTAAACCTGCATGTAAGAATGGTGATTCATGTCACGTTGCGGCTCCAAGGGGTAGTAGAACGGGAACACAGGGGAGAAAGAATAGCATTGAAAGGTCTTTAATACCAGCACAATTATGTGATCATATTGTTAATATATGTGAAGAGTTTTTAACTGTAAATTATATTAGTCATGTGGTGCTAGAATTAGTTAGGGAAGCTAAAAACTCTACCGAGGAAGGTAATTGGATATACGACATAGAAACAATAGAGGATAAGTTTAATATTACACTAAATAACTCGCTGGTTGTTAAAATAAAAGGCTTGTTAGAAGAAAATGAAGATGTGTGTGATGTTCAGATATACGATAATTACATAGATATAATGCTATACAAGGATAGCTTTTAAATTAAGAGTTCAGTTTTAATGAAATAAATTTAAATAAATATAAAAGTATACGGTGGAGGTAATATCGATGGAGGCAAGAAAGACACCATTTAATTGGGTTGGTAATAAGTTTAAATATATAGATGTAATCAACAACTTAGTAAGAAATAAAAATTATAATTCAGTAATAGATATGTTTATGGGAAGTGGAAACATACTTTTAAATATTAATACAAATGCGAATAAAATGATTGGGAATGACAAAATAAAGCTGTTGCCATGTATATATACAGAAATTGAAAAGAATAAACATATGTACACTTTAGAAGATGTAGACATAATTTTAAATAGGTTTAACAGATTTTCTAAAAAAGAGGATTATTATATATTCAGAGACTATTGGAACGAAAAGTATTTAAACGATAAAATGGATGAAGACTTTATTATTGAAACGGTGTTACTATTAAAAATGTGTAGCAATAGTATGGTTAGATTTAATCAAAAAGAAGGGTACTTTAATCAGGGATTTAGAGGTCTTGGAAAGAAAGATGAGTTTTTCACAGAAAGTATGAAACGTTTATGTGTTGACAGTGTAAATTCTTTGACAGAAATATTAAATAAAAAGGAGTTTGATTTTACAAGTGAAGACTTTTTGAACTTTAAAGATTCAGATGATAATAATTTGATAATTTTAGATCCACCATATATATTGAGGTCAGATATGTATACTGTTGATTGGAACAAAGAACACGAAAACAAACTTAATGAACTGATTATGAAAACAAAAAACGACTTTATTTATTTTAATTATCTTGAAAGAGATGGAATTGTTAATCAGGAACTTGTGGATATTATTAAAAAGAGAGGATTGACCGTTATAGAGATTAACAATAAAACAAATGCGGGTCAAGGTAGGAGCAAGAATACAATAGAGGTTAGGGAAGTTTTAATAACTAATATTTAAATATTGTTAATTGGAGGAAGATTGAATGTATAAATGTTTAACTTGTAAAAATGAATGTGAATTTGAAGAAATTAATATAATAAAAACTTATATTTCTCAAAAAACAGGTGTCGAACTAGACAAATTTATTTGTAGAGAAGATGTGGTATGCCTAGAGTGTAATAATAACATGAGCGAAGGACATGTTGTAGAAATGGTAGAATAAAATTTAAATAAATCTAAAAAAATATTGACTTAAATAAAGCTTGAATATATAATAATTATTGTGAGGGGCAACCCTCCAATAAATTTAAAAAGGAGTGATTTAGTGGTCAAAATAGTAATGATAATGGTGTTTGCAGTTGTACTAAGATTAATAACAAAATTTTAAAATAATTGAATGGGTTAGGGCGATGAACATGAGAAGGAGCAACAAATGGACAGCAAAAGAAGAGAGATATTTGGAATTTGCGTACTCTACAAGTGAATTGGACGAGTTAGCAAAAGAGCTTGGTAGAACTAAGAGGTCAATATATATGAAAGCTTTTGAGTTGGGACTGACAAAGAGGTGGACAGACGAAGATTTGGAGTATTTAAGAGAAGCTTATTCTACCACTGACATAGAAGAACTTGTAATTAACCTAGGAAGAAGTGAACGAGCTATCAGTGCGAAAGCTTTTAGTTTGGGACTAAGAAAGAGACCAACTAAAAAAGAGACAGATTTCTCAGAAGAATTATTTGGTGATTTAAGTGAAATTGAGTCTGTAATTAGAGAAGATAGGATTATAAGAGAGGCTATAATGCTTGGTTTTTATTAATCAAATAGATTTAAAAATTTACATAAAACTAAAACATATGTTTACATATACGATGAATTAAAAACAAATAGGAGTGATAATATGGTAGAATGTGGCTGTTGTTTAGATTGTCTTATGTACGATATGTGCAAAGATAATTGTGATATGGACTGTGAGGATTGCCCACTTAATAATGAGTAGTAAATAAATGTACAGTATGGAGGATGGCAAGATGACTAAAGAATTAATAAAAGAAGTAGTAAGAGAAACGGTTCGCGATGGAGTTGTGAACCTGATTGTAAGGACAATATAGTTATTGAGCTTAAAGATAAGGACGGAGTATGGATGCAAGAAGATGACCGTTGTGCAGGTATAGATGTTGCGACCTGTCTTTACAACGAGGAAGCTTACTTTGTTGATATAAGAGTTTTATAAAATAGGAGGTTATATATGTCAGAAAGAAAGGCAGTAGTTAGACCAAAAGCATTAGTTGAAAAGTATGGAGATGACTTTAAAATATGGTCATATTCTAGAGTGTCTTCATACAAGAACTGTGTACATGAATATTATTTAAGTAGAATACTAAAGGTTGAAAATAGAAATAATCTTTGGGGAATACTTGGTGGATTAAGTCACGATGCACTAGAAGATTTTTACAATGGTGAGATAAAGTATGAAGATATGCTTAAAAAGTTTGAAAGCTCATTCTTAGACTATGAAATGGCGGATTTAAGATTTGTAAAAGATGATTCTCAAAATGAAAAGATGATTAAAAAGTATAAGGAATCAATGATACATTTCTTCAATAATCATATCCCAATAACCCAAAAGGTATTGTCAGAAAGGGAGGTTTGGGTTGACACAGGATTAGCTGTATTTATAGGATATGTGGATGCTATTCATAAAGATGAGGATGGTTTTTATAACATAACAGACTATAAGACATCTTCAATGGGTACAGAATATAAAGGAGAGAATCTACTGCACAAACAAGAGCAGTTATTATTATATGCATTAGCATTAACTCAATTAGGAATACCATTAGAAACAATAAAGATAAGATGGAATTTCTTAAAATACACAAATATAAGATATGACCATATGGTCAGTGTTACATATATGAAGAATGGAAAGCTTACAACTAGTACAATGAGAAAAGAAGAGATGATTAAAAAGCTTTCACCTCAACTTAAAAAAGATATATTAGAAGTATATACAGACCTAACAACCAAAGAGTTGAAATATATAATAGAGGAACTTACAGAAGAAGGTGATTTAAGCAGTCTTCCTGATGAAGTTGTATCAAAATACGAAATAAATCCAGTTGTTAGGTGCGGAGAAAGACATAGGTGGGTAGAAGCTATAAAGACTCAGTTAAAGAAGGATATGATAGCATATGGAATGTCTGATGTTGAAGCTGAGGTTGCATATGCAGATTGTCTATCTAATAATAATTTAGATACACTTCCAAAAGATATATCTAAGAATTATATACTAGAAGATGCTTATTTATATGGAGAGGTTAGTCAAGAGAATGTAGATACATTAATTAATAATATGAATAAGGCTGTGCTTGATATTCAAGCTAAGGGTGAAGATTCATCTAATTGGGAGAACAATAAGTTAGAAAATGATAAAACAGCTTATTACTGCAACAACCTATGTGGGGTTAATAAAGATTGTAAGTATCATAAGAAATATATAGATGATTTAAAGAAACAAAATGAGGAATATAAAAAGGAAGAATCTGATATATTGGCAGAATTAGATATGTTATAGAGGTAAAATATGGATAAGTTAATTACAATATCAATAAGTACATTATTAGCTGTGCTATTTTGTAAGTATGTTTATAAATTTGATTGGTTATAAATTTAAATAAATCTAAAAATAATATTGACTTGTCAATGCTGGGTTGGTATAATAATACCTGTGGTAAATAATAATTATACCAACCACATAATAAATATAGGGAGGTGAACCGCATGGCAAATATAGAATGTGAAATATGTGGAAGTAAAAATCTATCAATCATTAAAACAGAAGTGGTAAATAGGTCTTCAGAAGGTCGTAAATGTGAAGACATACTAGTTTTAACGCTTGACTGTTTAAATTGTGGAGCAGTGTTTACTGAATGGACAAGAATTCAAGATAATTAAAATTAATTAAAAGGAAGATTTTAAAGGAATTTAGATGTAGACAAAATGACAGTACAAGAATTGATTGGTAGGTTAGAGCAAATAGAAGATAAAACAAAAGAAGTTGGAGATGGTGAGTATGGAGATTCAATAGAATATATATATGAGTTTGATGACGGTATATATTTATAAACAAAAACATCGCTTTATTATGGAGGAAGTTATGACAGAAAAAGAAAAGATAAAATTAATAACAGAAGATATGTGGTGCAATAAATATAGTATGGAATGTGGAGAAGTTCCTTATGAAGTATTAAATGAGGAAATATTTGATTTAACGGGATTAGGTTTCAGCAATTATGAGTGTGATTTGCTTTGTAGAGATTGTGAATTTATGAAAGAATTCTAAGCGAAATAAAATATTTAAAGGATCATGATAGAATATAATTTTTATTTAAGAAGGTAAATAAATGAGGTTTGATGAAGATGATTTTCCTATATACGAACCTTGCGACAGGTGCGAACATAATGACAAAAAACACAATTGGTGTAATATGTTTAATTTTAGAATAATGAGTGATTGTTGGTGTTGCCCAATTATATTAAATAAAGATTAAATAAAAATATCAATTATTATAGGAGGAAATTATAGCAACTAGATATATGACGAACGAAGAGTTTAAACAAACAACAAAACCAATTAAAAATATATTAGAATAAATTTAAAATTACTTAGAAAGAAGGTTAAGCAATGAAAGAATTTACAAAAGATGATTTAAAAAACGGGATGGTGGTTGAATACAGAAATGGGTACAAGAGAATATATGCAGAAGAAGTCTTATACGACATAGAATTAGAAAAGACGATTTCAATAAGTTGTTTTGATAATCACTTAAGAAATGAGAAGGGTATTACTGCTTTTGATATTATAAAGGTATATGAAGATTTTAGGGGTTTCAAGAAAGATGGGTTGATTTGGGAAAGAAATGAGATAGATTGGTCTAAAGTTAGTGTGGACACACCTTTACTTATTAGATTTATTAGTGGGGGCGAAGAGTTTAAAAGGCATTTTGCAAAATATAAAGATGGAAATATATACGTTTGGACTGCTGGATACACCTCTTTTACAGGAACAGATACTGTAAGGGTTGCAGAAGCTAGATTAGCTGATAAAATATAGTTTAATTAAAAGAAATATTTTAAAGGAGGACGGTATGTTCAAGAAGAGATTGTTAGCAAGTATAACCCTAGATAAAAGTAAACTAAAAAGAAGTGAGAAGGGTAGTTGTAATATAGAGTGTATTCCTGCGGTAAGAATGCTTACAAAAACTGAGTATGAGGAATTAAAATGTTGTTTAAATAGAGCTTGTGAACTACTTAGGGAATCATATATTAGAACAACAAAAGAATATTAAATAGATTAGGAGTGATATTATGAGAATTTACATAGATTCAAATTTAGAAAATAAAAGCTGTAAAATATGGTTTGAAGACGGAAATATACAAATATTAAAAGGTGATATAACAGATATATGCAACAGAATAAGAAATTATGTTTTGGATAGCGAATCAAAAATAGACGAAGTGTATGTTAATCATCTAGGATTTGGAGCTACATATGTTGACACATTACAACGTTTAGGGTTAGATGTCAAAGTATGTTCATACAACAAACTAATTAAATAAATCTAAAATCAATTGTTGTGATTTTAAAGTAGGAGGCAGGATAATGGCATATATACATGTACACACTTGTTTTAGCTTACTAGATTCAACTATTAAGTTACGAGAGTTGGTATCTAGAGTGAAAGAGTTGGGAGTGGAGGCCTTATGCGTTACTGAACATGGAAACCTATATTCATCGGTTGAACTTTATAAGTTATGCCAAGAATATGGTGTAAAGTATATAATGGGCTGTGAGATGTACATAACACCTCAACATCCAAGCATTAAAAACAAAGAAAACAAATACAACCACTTAGTAGTAATAGCTAAGAATGAAACAGGAAGACTAAACCTTATAAAATTAGTTAGTGAAGGTAATAAATATAAGTACTATGGAAAGCCAAGAATAGATTATAATATGTTACTTGAACACAAAGATGGTTTAATTGTAACTGCAGCTTGTTTAGGTGGAGAAGTTCAGAGGGCAATAATGGATGGAGACATTATTAAAGCAACTAATATAGCTCTTAAATATAAAAATGATTTTGGAGATGATTACTACCTAGAACTTCAAAGCCACAGAGATGACGAACAAAGAATGGTTAATCGTAAGCTTTTAAAAATGGCAAAAGAATTAGATATAAAGTATATCATAACTCCAGATGCACATTATCTAACGGCAGAAGACCAAAAATATCACAATGTATTTGTACAAATAGGTCAAGCAAGAGAAGCTGGAGAGTTTTATACTGATTGTTACATACAAACAGAAGAGGAAGTTTATCAATTCTGTGATAATATGACAAGAGAAGAGGTTGCATTTGGTTTAGCTATGACCGAAGAAATAGCAGATAAGTGTAATGTAACTATTCCCTTGTCAGCACCAATAATGCCCCACATAAATATACCAGATCAATTTAAGGATGAAATGGATTATCTTAAATATCTGTGTGTTCAAGGATTTAGAAATAAGAAGATAGATACTTTACCAATAGAAAAGCAAAGAGAGTATTTAGATAGATTAAAATATGAAATATCAACCATAAGAGAAATGGGGTTCGAAGGTTACTACCTTTTAGTTGAGAGTTATGCAAACTCCGTTAGAAGAAGAGGTATTGCCAGAGGGTCTGGTGGAGGAAGTCTAGTTGCATATCTTACAAATATAGTAGATATAGACCCAGTTAAATACGGTCTTTACTTTGAACGTTTCTTAGATGTTGGTGCTTTAGAATTATTAAAGAATGGAACTATAACAAAAGAACAATTAAAGATTCCTGATGTCGATCTTGACTTTGGAAAGCAAGACCGAAATAACATTATGAATAATATAGTTGAACAATATGGGCAAAATAGAGTTGCTGCACTTGGAAGTTTTCAATATATTTGGGCAAAGGGGGCAATAAAAGATATAGGTAAGGTTTTAGGAATATCATTTGAAACAACAAATAAAATGACTAAAAACCTAGGCGATGAATCCATAGAGGAAGCTTTAGAGTTAGGATTATTAGATGAATACAAAGGAGAATATCCAGAGTTATTTGTATATGCAGAGAAGTTAGCAGGTCTTCCCAAGTCATTTTCAATGCATCCTTGTGGTAAGATAATTGCCATGGAAGATATAATTACATATAATGCAGTTGAAATATCTGACGATGGAGAACTAGTTCTTCAAGGGGATATGCACACAGCAGAAGACTTAGGTCTAGTAAAGATAGATATATTAGGACTAAGAACAGTAGATGTTATATATGATGTTTTAGATATGATAGGTAAAGACTATGAATATATAGCACCCCACAACTTAGACTTTAATGATAAGAAGGTTTTTGAGAATTTTAGAAATGGATTCACAGACGGTATATTCCAATTTGAATCAGATGGAATGAAGAAGACATTGGAGAACATCGAGGTTAGTGAACTAAACGATTTATTTGTTGCCAATGCACTATATAGACCGGGAAGTATGAAGTTTATTGAAAACTATGCCTTAAGAAAGAAAGGGTTGGAAGAATATGAATTTTTACATCCAGACCTAGAAGATATACTTGGAAACACATATGGAATAATAGTGTTCCAAGAACAGTTAATTGAGATAGGTAGACTGGCTAAACTTACAAATCCTGATGAACTTAGACAGGCTACAGCTAAAAAGAAGGATAAGTTACTAGCAAAACTTAATCCAGAACTGTATGATGGATTACAGAAGAGGGGATGGACGGTAGAACAATTAGATACATTATGGGATATAATGCTTGATTTCGCAAAATATTCGTCAATATGAATTATTGCATATAATTTTATCTAAGGAGATGTAATAATATGTTTAATAATAAAGTTGAAAATATAAATAAAACCAAAAAGATACCATACAATAAATTAACAGATGAAAACAGGAAAGATATACTTGAAACGTATTTCACTAGAATAGATATCACTATACCTAAGATTTCAGATTATTTAAATATATCTACTAGGGCTGTTGCAAGAGTTTTAAAAGATAATAATATAAATACAGCTAGGTTGAATAGGTATACTCTAAATGAATATTATTTTGAGAACATAGATACAGAAAGAAAAGCATATTTACTAGGATTGTTATTTGCAGATGGATTTGTAGGAGATGAGAAGTACAATAATGTAGTCATAGATTTGCATAAAAATGACTTACATATATTAGAAGAATTTAAAAATGAAATCCAATTTACAGGTGAAATAAGGGAAACAAAGTCTAGTGGTGGATTTTCAAAAGAAGGTGAAACAAGTTTACGATTAAATTTTTCATCAAAAGTAATGGCTAAACATCTAAGAGATTATGGTATAGTTGTTAAAAGATCTGAAACAATGACAACATTGCCAAATATACCGAGTCATCTAATAAGCCATTTTATCAGAGGTTACTTTGATGGAGATGGAACTATATCTATGCTTAAAAGAAAGTCGTATAGAAACTTTTCTGGAACTACAAAACTATATGAGCATATGAATTATTTCTTTTCAATAATAGGTCATAAAGAATTTTTAGAATGTATTGCAAAAGAAATGAATTTAGAATCATATAGTTTTGAAAAGAGTAAGAATGAGAACATGGTGTATTTAAATGTAAGGTCTAAGGTTGAAATGCCTAAGATATATGATTATTTATATAAAGATTCAACAATAAAATTACAACGTAAGTACGATAAATTTAATGAAATAATGGGCGACATTAAGTAGAAACACTTAATGCAAATGGGGAGAATTGCTGGAAGCCTAAGTTAAAAAATAATATGGTAATCAGCAGCCGAGCCACAGAAACCAGTAAAAGTATGTGGAAGGTTCAGAGACTAATGGTTGAGTATGGTAAACAATAAGACCGACACGAGTACCCCACACCTGACCAAATAATGTTGAAGGTGATGATATAGTCCGACACTCCATTGAAAAGTGGAGAGTATAAGATTAAATACTTATACATAACTGATGTCAACTTATCACATAGTGCTGCTTATGCGATAATAGCTTATATATGTATGTACTTAAAAACATATCATCCAAAAGAGTTTATATGTGCATGGATCAATTCATATGGTGGTAAGATAGACAAACTTCCTGTATGTAAAAGAGAAGCACAAAGACTAAGAATACCACTTAAAGTTGGAGATTGGAGAAGTGCAAGTAGCGTATGTACAGTAAAAGATGAACATATTGAAATAGGTACATTGATTATTAAATTCTGCAATACTTCAATAGCCGAGGAATTAAAACTGTTTTCAAATAACAATTATAATTACTTTGTTGACTTGATTAGGGATATAAAGATGAATACAACAATGAATAATAGACAACTTAAAATACTTACATCTTTAAATTTCTTTAGTGAGTTTGGAAGGAATAATAAGTTGTTAGCTGTACTAGAAGAGTACGATAAGAGACTTAAAAACAAAAACCTTAAAGAAACTACGGTAGAGAAGAGGCTTGTGGAGCTTAAAGAGTTTGAATTATCTCAAGAGAATAAGAATTTAGATGCCAAGTCTCAAGTTCAATCTGAGAAGGAGAGTTTAGGATTTGAATCATCAGTATATCCTAATGTTCCAGGAAACATATATATGGTTACAGAAATAGATGATAAGTATACACCTAAGCTTAGAATGTATAGATTAAAAGATGGACTATGTATAACTATGAAATGTAAGAAGAATGATATAAAACTTAATCCTTTTGGAGAGTTCTCAGTTATAAAGGTTCAAGAGATTACTAAGAAGAATAAAACTAAAAAAGTTGATGGTGAATGGGTTAAAACGGACGAGAAAGAGATTCACCTGACAAGCTGGACAGTTGTAATGTAGGAGGAGATAAAAATGACAATAACAATAGAGGGATTTTTTAAAAGGGTTATATTTGACAAAGGAGGGGACTTCAAAATCTTTAGTTTTGTCCCCCTTAAGAAATATCACAACATAGTAAAGGTGCATCCACAATATCACACAATAGCTATTAGTGGGATGCTACCAACTATGATAGAAGATGTTTTATATAAAATAGATGTTGAGCATGTTAAGAAGGGTCAATATGACAACTATGAATTTAGAAAGCTTCATACGAGGCTTAAAGATACAGATGTAGTTACTACAATAAACTTCTTAAAGACAATAACATCAGAGAAGAGAGCAGCAGAGTTGGTTAGAGTTTATCCTGACATTATATCCATGATAATTAAGAATGAGCCAATAGATATAAGTAAGTTAAACAATATAGGCAAGAAGACAATAGAAGATATAAAAAGTGGTGTTGTTGAGAATTTCCAATTATATGATCTGATTGAGGAATATGAAGACTATGGAATGACAATTGCAAAGATGAAGAGATTATTTGATGTATATAAATCTGTTGAGAAGATAAAAGAGAAGATGGAAGAAGATCCATATTACTGCTTATGTCAAATAAACAGGGTAGGATTTAAAACAGCAGACTCTATGATAATGACAAAATATCCTCATAAAATTGATAGTGAAATGAGAGCTGAAGCTTGTATTAGATTCTTACTGAATCAAAATGAACAAGAGGGAAATACATGGATAGATGTAGGAGAGTTACTTTCTAGGTTTGATGAGTTGGCATTTGAATCTAGAAAGAATTTCCCAGTAGTGATAAAGCACTCGGAAGATATTTATTATGATACTGATAGAAGGGTGGTGTCATATGCCAACACTAGAATGTGTGAGGTTGAAATATCTAATATATTATTAAAAATGCATCAGAACTCAAATCTATGGAGCGACATCAATCCAGAACAATACAGAAATGTAGATGGTGTTGAACTTACAGACGACCAAATGAAGGTTTTACATAATATATGCAACAACAATGTTAACATACTTGCAGGCGTGGGTGGCTCAGGAAAGAGTTTCTCTATGCAAGGGGTTATAAATATGTTAGATGATAACATAAAGAACTATATAGTGCTTTCATCAACGGGTAAAGCAGCGAAAGTGTTATCTCAATATATAAACAAAGAAGTTAAAACAATACACAGAGGACTAGAATACAATCCTGAATATGGATTTAAATATGGAATAGGTGAATATAAACATAATGGAAAGACATTTAAAAGAACGAAGCTTCCTTACGATATGGTAATAGTAGAGGAGTTTTCTATGGTGGATATATTCCTACTTAGGGATTTACTTAGAGCGATAGACACTGAGAATACAAAGATATTATTTATAGGTGACCCAGCTCAGATACCTTCTGTATCAGTTGGAAATATAAGTTATGATATGATTCAAAGTGGGGTTATACCTACCGCACTACTAACAACAGTATTTAGATATGGTGAAGGTGGATTATCATATGTTGCTACCAAAATAAGAGAAGGTAAAAAGTATTTAAATGAAAATGAGGTAATCCAAACATTTGGAGTAAATAAGGATTATAGATTTATAAATGTAGAACAAGAGGATTCTGTTAAATATGTTAAGCATATGTATGGAAAGTATCTTGAAAAGGGTTCTAGTGTAGATGATATAATGGTGTTAACAGCTTATAACAAAGGAGATTATGGAACTATAGTCTTAAATAAAGCTATTCAAGAATTAGTTAATCCAATAGGAGACGATATTTCGGTTAAAAGGAATGGTGTAGATATAATCTTTAGGGTTGGAGATAAGGTTATGCAAATAAAGAACAACTATGGTGTATCAAGAGAAGATGGTTCTGAAACATCGGTTTTCAATGGTGATATTGGTGTAATTAAAAAGGTTTCAGATAATGATGTGGTAGTTGAAATAGACAAAGAGCTAATATTATATAGCAAGGACGAATTAGCCAAGCAACTTGACTTAGCGTATTGTATGTCTATACATAAATCACAGGGTTCTGCTGCTAATAATGTTATACTTATAACTCCAAAGGCACACAAGTTTTTCCTTAATAGAAACTTATTATATGTTGCGGCATCTAGATCAAAGAAGACATTAGACCATATAGGTTCTTTTGATGTAATTAGTAGTTCATTAAGAAAGTCTGCTAATACTAGTAGAAATACATACTTAAAGCAACTTCTTGAAAATAAATTTAAATAAATCTAAAATAATTGTTGACTCCTTGTTTTAGATATGGTAATATTGTATATAGAGATAAGAGATGACTTATCTAAAATATATAAAAATCTAAAATAAGGAGTAATTTAAATAAATATGGACGAGAGATACATATTAGACATGCTTGACCATGGTGGAGATATGTCTGATTTAATCGACATTGTCGGTAATATTATAGAGATGGTTAAGGACAATCCAATGATGTTTGTAGAAGACCTAAAATATGCATTACTAGACAAGTGTAGAGAAGAGAACTGTTGCCCTGTATGTGGTACACAACTTGATGTTGTAGGTTCTTATAATGAAGACAGAGGAGAATTCTGGGGACGACCTGCATATGAAACTATATATATATATGGTTGCACAGACTGTGGTTACATAGAAGAATAAAATATTTTTTACATAACAAAGGAGAACAAGGGAATGAACAAAAGAAAGGTTATTTACACAATGGCTGCGGTAGCACTTGCAACTTGCTTGAATGGATGCAAGGCAACTGAATTAGAATCAAGAACAACTTCTGATACTTTAAAGGAAGATGTTAACACTGTAAAGGTGTCAGAAGTTGAAACTAATGAAAGTGTTGTAAAACCAAGGAGTGAACAAGAAGCAGAGAAGTCTGTTGAAGAACAAAAACCCGTAGCAGAACAAAAACAGGAAGTTGAGGAAGTTGTTGAGATTAAAGAGGAAGTAAAGAAAGAAGTTAAAGATGTAAAAACTCCACACTTTAATCCAAACAACTTATTAGAGAAGTCAAATCTGACTAGAGATGATGCCTACAGAATGCTAAAAGGAAGCAAATTACAGTCGGTATCAAGTCATTACATATATGCAGAAGAAACATATGGAGTTAATGCTATTTTCTTAATGGGTCTTACATCATTAGAAAGTGGACATGGAACTTCTAACATAGCAATAAACAACAATAATATCGGTGGGGTTAGAAAGGGCAGTGGAGAATACTCAAGCTTCTCAAGCTGGGAAAGTTGTATATCATACATAGCTAACTTAATATCAAAATATTATCTAAAAGATGATGCAACTTACTTTGGTGGACGTTCTATATGGGATGTTAACGAGAACTACTGTGAGAATTCAGACTGGGCTGATAAGATTGTAAGCATAGGCAAAGGATTAATGTCAAATTTATAAAAAAGAATATAAATAAATCTAAAAATAATACCCAAAGAGGAGTTACATAATATGGTTAATTACAAAGAGTTTAACGATAGATTAGTTAATATAATAAATGAAGGAGTTGCAAAAGATATGATAATAGTGGATGGAGTAGTTGGTGTGGGCAAATCTTCTTTAATGGAAATACTAGCAGAAGAACTTAATTTAACAGTGTTTCCTGAGCCTGTTATGGATAATCCGCTGTTACCAAAGTTCTATGAAGATATGAAGAAGTATGGATTCCCACTTCAAGTATTCTTCTTAAACAACAGATTTAGAATGATAAAAGAAGCACAAAGGTTAAATGGTGCAATCATGGATAGAGCTATCTACGGAGATGTAATATTTGCAAAAATGCTTGGAGAACAGTGTCATATATCAAAAGAAGAACTAGATTGTTATTTAGACTTATTTGCAAATATGATGGAACATTTACCTACACCAGAACTGTTAATATATTTAAAGACTGATGTAGATTCTGCAATAAGAAAGATACAAAAGAGAGGTAGAGATTTTGAACAAGAAACACCTCGTCAATATTGGGAAGACTTAAACAGAGAATATGATGATTACTTCTCTTCATGTACAGTAGCACCTGTGCTTACAATAGATGTTACAAGCTTAGACTATGTAAATAATAAAGAAGATAGAGAACATGTTGTTGGACTAATAAAAGATAAACTAAATGAAGTAAGAGGTGGATAACTCATGTCAAGATTTAAGGATAGAACTGGTGAAAGAAAATTAATGAACTGTGGGTACTGGTGTGAAATTATTGAATATAGACATACTAAAGATATAACTGTAAGATTTGATGAGAGCGGGTATATAATAAGTGCTGCATATGATAATTTTAAAAGAGGAAAGGTTGAGGATAAACTTCAACCTACCATATGTGGTGTAGGTATTGTTGGTGATAATAAAACAGTGGATGACAATGGCAAGGCATTAAACTCATATAAAGTGTGGACATCAATGCTTACAAGGTGCTACGAGAAGAACGAAGATAGAAATCCAACATATGATGATTGTTATGTATGTGATGAGTGGAAGTATTATGACGACTTTAAAAAGTGGTACAATGAAAACTTTTACGAGATAGACAATAAAAAGATGTGTTTAGACAAAGATATACTATCAAAGGGTAATAAGGTATATTCACCAGATATGTGTGTATTTGTTCCCTCTGTGATAAATCTACTATTTGTAAGGTCTCAAAAAACAAGAGGTGAGTTTCCGATTGGTGTATCTAGAAGCAAAGGTGATAAGTTTAGAGCGAGTATATCAATATCAACAGAAGACGGTAAATACAAAACCAAATCACTTGGAACAACCTTTCGCACACCAGAAGAAGCATTTGATATTTATAAGGCAGCAAAAGAAGAGTATATAAAATACATGGCAGATAAATATAAATCTAAAATACCAAAAAGATTGTATGATGCAATGTATGAATATAAAGTTGAAATAAATGATTAACAAGGAGATGTATTTATGAAGAAATTAGTCTATCGTTACGGCGTTATGAATGCAGCAAAGAGTTTAAATCTCCTTTCTACCAACTGGAATTACAATGAGTTAGGACTTACTACTATCGTAGTAGTTCCTGACTCTACAAACTCTAATGTTGTGAAGTCTAGGGTTGGAATTCAAGCAGATGCAATACCATTCTCTATGTTAAAAGAATGTATTGACAGCATAAAGGTTGATTGTGTATTGGTTGACGAAGCTCAGTTCCTAACAGAAGAAGAGGTTAAATACTTAAATTACATAACATTAAAAGGAATACAGGTTATAGCTTATGGCTTAAGAACCACATTTAAAGGTGAATTATTTGAGGGTTCTAAGTGGTTATTAGCACTTGCAGATACAATAGAAGAGATACCAACACTGTGTAAGTGTGGAAGTAAAGCTAGAATGAATATAAGATTTATAAATGGCAAATTAGATAAAGATGGAGATACTGTAGTATTAAGAGAAGATGCTGATGTTGCATATGTAAGTGTGTGCAGAGAGTGTCATTATAAATACTATAATAACATATATGACCCAAGTGAATTACTTAAATATGACAATACTATAAGTTGTAAATAGAGGAGGATATGATGCAAAATTTTATAAAAGTATTATGGATAATAGTTTTAATACTAGCTCTTACAAGTGGATTTAAGGTTAGTGTAAATTCATTTGAGTTTGAATGGGTTGGAGTATTAGAACAGTCTTATAATATAATGAAAGACAGAAGAGATAAAGACAAGTTAAATTAATATTTAAAGGGAGATTAAAGATGATAGAAGTAGCAAAAATAGTAAAACAATTAGAAAACACTAGTAGCTCTAATGATAAGATAGCAATAATAAAGCAACACTCGAACAATGAGGTGTTTAAAAATGTATTGAAGTATACCTATGATAGTAACTTAAATTATGGGTTCAGTGAGTCAAATTTGAGGAAGTTGCTAGACAATACAAAGTCAGAAGATATACTTGAAAACACTTGGCAAAATGGGTTTGATATGCTCGATATATTAGCAACATCTAATATAAATGATGCACTGAGAAGAAATGTTATTACATTTTTATGGTGTCAGCTAAGCGAAGTAAGAGAATTGTTTATAAGAATACTTACAAAAGATTTAAGATGTAATATAAGTTCAAAGACAATAAATAAAGCTATACCAAAGTTAATAACTGAATGGGAAGTACAACAAGGTTACCCGTTAGAAAAGGTTAAGTTAAAGAATGAGGAATGGATAGCTTTATCATTAAAGTTAAATGGTATAAGGTCTACATACTTTAAAGGTCAGTTTAAGTCTAGACAAAATAAGATAATGCATGGGTTTGACCATATAGCATCAGACATAGCTAAACTAGAAAAGTATAGTGACTATGTGTTTGATGGAGAACTTATAAGAAAGAATGTAGATGATATACCAGATAACGAGAACTTCAGATTAACTACAAGCATAGTAAACTCAGATGCAGAGGATAAGTCTGAAATACAGTTAGTTATATTTGATATGTTACCAACACATGAGTTTATATCTGGACAAAGCTCTAAAACATTTAAGGATAGACTTGTTGAAATACAAGAAGTTAAACATATAATAGATAAGATAGGCCTTGAAAACATAGATATAGCACCAACATATTACACAGGAAGAGATCACTCTAAGATAGATGAGGTCTTAGATGCCATACACAATGCTGGTATGGAAGGTGCAATGCTACTTAGAGATATGCCATATAAGTGCAAAAGACACAATGGAGTTTTAAAGTGTAAGAAGTTTATGGATGTGGATTTGAAAGTTGTAGGGTGTGAAGAGGGATCTGGTAAGCATAGTGGTAAACTTGGTTCGCTTATAGTTGAATACAAGAATAACACTGTAAATGTGGGATCAGGCTTTACAGATGCTCAAAGAGAAGAGTATTGGAACAACAGAGAACAACTTATTGGTAAGATAGTTGCCGTTAAATACAAAGAAGAAACTATGGACAAGAAGACTAAACTTCCATCACTACAATTTCCAACATTCATAGCATTTAAAACAGATAAAGATGTTGCTGATTGCTAGACATATGGGGATTTAATTCCCTATTTTCAAAATAAATTTAAATAAATCTAAAAAAGTTGTTGACGAATTAAACAATACAGTATAAAATAGTAAATGTAGTAAGGAACTGGAAGGCAAAAGCGCGTATTTCCAAGACCCTCACAAATACATAAAACAAAATACATAAATTAAAAATAAAGGAGAGATTGTTAATATGAAAGTAATAACTTTAACAGGTTCAAGTGCATCAGGTAAGGATTTCTTACTAAATGAAATACTTAAGGACAATAAAGGTGTTAAGCCAGTTGTATCAGTAACAACAAGACCAAAGAGAGATGGAGAAGTAGACGGTGTTGATTATAAGTTTATATCAATAGAAGAGTTTTTAAGATTACTTTCAGCAAAAGAAATGATTGAATTTAGAGAATATAACACTGTAGAAGGTGTTTGGTACTATGGTGTATCTAAAGATTCAATAGACGTAAACAGTGATGATACATATGTTGTAATATTAGATGTTTATGGAGTGATACAATTAAGAAACTACTTGGAAACAATGAAATCAGAAGATAATAACATAGAGGTTCATTCGATATTTGTAAACTGTCGTGGACAAGAAAGAATGTTAAGATCATTACATAGAGAAGCTAATTTAAATGATTATCAAGTTGCAGAACTGTGCAGAAGATATCTAGATGACTTAGAAAGAGTTGCTGCACACAGAGACTCGTTTGACATAATATTAAGGAATGAAACACCTGAAGATTTAGAACAAAACAAGTTTATAATAAAGACATTAATAGAAAACAAAAAGAGTGAATCTAAGATAGAGGTTGAGTAATTATGAACCCTATGATGTATGTATTAACAATAATATTTGTTATGATACTATATTTCCTACTGTCACCATTGTTTAAGACGGTGGGGAATATAGCAATTAAAATGATTAAAACATTTAAGAATAATATAATAGATTAAGGAGATATTAAGATGAGTAAGTTACTAGGTGGATTTTTAACAGGAACATTATTAGTTGGAGGATTAGTTGGAGGTATTTCTTGTACAGAACGTATACCAGCTGGATATGTAGGAGTTCAATACTCTGTAAATGGTGGTGTAGAAGACGATGTTTTATCTCAAGGATGGCATTTAGTTAGCCCTATGAAGAAGGTTACACTTTATTCTGTGGCTACAGAAACATTTGTAATGAGTGCAGATAAAAGAGAGGGGTCAGTAGATAATGAAAGCTTTGATTTAACTTGTAGTGATGGTACTGTAAATGTAGATTTTGAAATGCAATACACATTTGATCCAGATAAGGTTACAAGTGTGTTCAATAAATATAGAGGTGTTGACGGAGAAACTGTAATTTCAACAAATCTAAGAAGTAAAATAAAAACAATAGCTAATGAGGTGTTATCTAAATACTCTGTACTAGAAGCTCACTTAGAAAAGAAATCAGAAGTCAATAAAGCTTTAACAGAAGCACTTAGAAAAGAGTTGGGTAGATTAGGTATATATGTTGAGTCGGCAACATTGCCAGCAACAAGAGTTTCAGAAAACATTCAAAAGTCGATAGATACAAGAACTCAAAAGGCTCAAGAATTAGAAGCTGAAAAGCTAAATCAAGAAAAGGCACTATTAGAACAAGAAACTGCCAGAATAAACGCAGAAACAGAGAGAATAAAGAATGAAGAGATATCTAAATCATTAACTAAGGAAATGTTAGTCCAACAGTTTTTAAATAAATGGGATGGATCTTTACCTCAAGTAATGTCTGAGGATGTAAAGCCAGTATTAAATCTAAATAAATAATTATAAGCATCGAGGGTTATTAATTTAATCCTCGATAATGTTATTAAGGAGAAGTGTAATAATATGAAATATATATGTAAGTTTAAAATAGAAGATGGTAGATATTCCAGCTCCCCACATTTTGGCATAAATTTATATTATAAAAAAGAGGGAAGTTTGTTTTATAAAAACTATAATATGTACTTTAAATACATATACAATTGTAGTGATGAAGATAAGGTATTAGAAGACTTAAAAGGCTTAAACAAGTTGGGAGTTGATGAATTGATGGGTGTGGTTAAAAACATAATATCAAAAGAAGAAGGTAAGGAGATAGAGGCTCAAAATAAAACTAAAGCTATGGATGACGAGATAGAACAATTTAAAAGACTAACTAAAAAGTTTACGATTGAAATATAGTATTTTAGGAAACCGTTTTCTAATTAAAACGGTGATTTTAATGGAATTTTTTTAAAGTAAAATTAAATAAATCTAAAACAAACAAAATAAACAGGTTAAAATTAAAAAACACTAAAATAGGAAAGCGTTTTATTTTGACCTGTAACACACTTTGATTTTTGTAGGCAAGCAATTATACCTTTCAAAAAATTAATGTAAAACAAAGGAGAAGTGAAAAATGAACGAAAATAGTGTAGAAATAATAGATGGAGTTCCAGTAGACTGGAGTAAATTTAAAAGCAAGGCTAAGGGTAGGATTTTAGATAGTGCCAAGAATACATATATTAAATTTTGCAAAATTTTACACGCAAATAATTGTAAGCTGATTGGAGAATATGTGTCTAGCTCAAAGTGTGTATTGATATCAGATATGCATGATAAGAACAATACACAAACAGTTCAACCATCCAATTATGTTTTTAAGCATGAATCTAATTATAAACATAAATCATACAATAAAGCGTGCGATATATGCGGCAAGGAATTTGTGTCACATCAACCACACGCAAGGTTTTGCAGTGATGCGTGCAGAGATAGTGATAAAAAGTTTTATAGTTCAAGTAAAATATATAAAAACATATGTGTAATTTGCAATAACCACTTTGAAACAGGAAATATTTCTACTCAAACTTGCAGTAGCATCTGCAATGAAATATTACGCAAAAATAAAGCAGAGTCAACCAAAAATAAGAGTAAGGGTAAGAATAAACATATGAACAAAGATAATTATAGTGACATTGTGAGTTTCACAGTAAAAGAACTTATAAATAAAGGCATAGAAGGTAGAGATAATTGTGGAATATCGTTCTACTATTCTTCTTCTGGTTTTACTAGCACACTCAAAGATCAAGCTAAAGATAGGGATAATTGGAATTGTAGGGTGTGTGGAAACAAACATAGATTGGAGGTTCATCATATAGTTAAGATTAGACATGGCGGAGAAAATGAATTAGATAATCTAATAACACTGTGTGTATCTTGTCATAGAGCAATAGACACATTGGATTTAGACCATGCTTTAAAGATTTGTACAAAAAATGCAGAAAAGTATTTGGGTATAGAGGAGAAGACGAATGACTATAGGACTACAAAAGAGAAGATAGAAGATGTTGGATTTGACTTGAGAGCTGTATACAATCTACTACGAAAGAAGTCAGATGATCCAGACATACAAGATGCATTAATAAAATTCAACGATAGCTTAGAGGTTATCGAACAAGTTGCAGGGTTTTAAATTAATTACATAAATAAATTATTTTTACATAAATAAATCTAAAATAAGAGGTACAATAAGCTTACTTCTTATTTTTAAAAAACAGGAAAGCGTTTCATTTTCGATTTACAGAGCTCCAAAATAATTCAATGATGTTTCATACCCTCAACATTAATAACAATAATTAAATTATGTAAACTATTTCACTTGTTTATTACATTGGCATTTTTTTGCATATTATAGTATAATTAGATATATATTACACAAAAGGGGAGCAACAATATGGAAACCGTAGGAAGTAGAATAACTAAAGCCAGAGAAGTTTTAGACATGAAACAAAAAGACTTGGCAGTCAAAACTGGAATACCAATAAGTAGTTTGTCTAGATTTGAAAATAATATAAGAGAGCCTAAATCTCAAGCAATAGCTAAGTTGTCAAATGCATTAGGAGTATCTGTAGATTATTTGCTTGGAACAGAAATAAGGCGTGATATATACAATGATGTTAAAAATGTTTCACTTGAAGAATGCACAGATTTAAAAGATGTTGGTCGCAGAATATTTAAATCTAGAACGGAGTTAGGCTTAACTCAAAGTGAATTAGCTAATTTACTTGACACTACAAAGATTTCAATATCAAGATATGAAGCTGGTACAAGAGAGATTAAAATTAGTACACTTGTCAAGTTGTCTAAAATATTAAACACATCCATTCATTATTTGCTGGGATTAGAAGAACCAAAACCAGATCCTCGTCTATGTGACATTAACAACTTGCCTGATGAAGCTATTAATAAGGTGAATGAATATATAGAATTATTAAAACTAAAATACAATAATAAAATACAACCAAAATAGTTATCTTTTGTATGTATTGTCAAAAAACCGACCTCTTAAAAATCCAATATAAGGACTTATTAGAGGTCTTATTGTATGTTTTATCCTTAATTTCTTAGAATTGATTTTAATGCGTTATACATGCATATTTAGGTTTGAAGAGTGGTTTTTCCCATATTTTTCCTGCAATTATACCTTAAATGCACTTTTAAAGTATAGTATGGTATTTTTTTGACAAAGCCACACATACCACTACTTTTATATAGCATCTCATTTGACAACTATTTTATACATATATGCATGTGCATGTCAAAAACACACATCAAAAAATACAATCTCAAAAAATTAGGCTTTTTAAATTAAGCTGTAATAGATTTTTAATAACATCACCGTATAATTTATCATTTACATACATCAAAGCCTTATAGGTCATATATACGGTCTCAGACTTAAAATCGTTTAATTTTAACCATTTTTAGTTTACAATACAAATATTATGTAAACAATATATGTTCACAACAACAAAAGCGTAAAAAAATAAGGGACAACATTTAGTTATCCCTATATTTATTAACCGAATATTTCATCTAATCCTTCGTCTGGACGAAGATCATAGTGATTCATAGTAGTTGAAATATCATTGTGCTTGGCAATATGCTTACTTACCAATTTTATATCTTTACCTTTTTCCAATAAATTAGTAACAGCAGATGCCTTAAATAAGTGAGGGTTTATTCTTCTTCCAAGTATATCACTCAGTGTATTTGAACATAATTCTGCCGCCCATTCTCTAGACATCTGCTTTATTTCTCCACCGTATTTAGTGGTAAAAATAAATTCATGTTCATACCCTCTTTTGTCTAACCATATTTGTATATATTTTACAGCTTCTTCATTAAGCATATAGTCAACTATTTTACCATCTGCGCCTCTACCTTTTTCTCTAACCTTGTTGCTCATTATATAAGATTTACCTTCGGGTATACCACCATTAACACACTCTGTTTTAAACTGTATTATACCGCCTCTTCTAGCTCCGCTATTAAAAGCTGTTGCAACCCAAGCTGCCGCAAGATAATTCTCATCACTTTCTAGCACTTCTAATAGTGTTCTATACTCTTCTTCAGACACAGGTATTTTGTCATACACATAGTTCTTTGGTATATCCGTAAATGAAGTTGTAAAGTTTCTAAACTTTGCATACTCCTCCATATCGTCATCATCTACAACGTTATCTTCTATGTATTTACATAATGAACTTACAGCAGATTTTTTAAATTTTAACCCTGAACTAGACATTCCCCTATTAACTAAGTAACTCATAAACCTAACAAAATCCCTCTTTTTAACTTTGTATAAAGGTTTATCCATGGCACTTTCATGTAACCAATATGCAAACTGTCTTAGTGCAGACCTATACTGAACTCGTGTATCTTTGCTTAATTGAGACTTGGCGGCAAAAAATTCTTCTATCATTTCTCTTGTTTCACAATTACACTTATTATACATCTCATCTGTTATAATGGGTAACTTCAAAGCTCTTTCTCTTGCCATATTCTTATTAATGCTTGTAGCCATCTTGATTTATCTCCTTTATTATATTATAATATAATTTTAACACAAAATAAAGCTACATTAAAATGGCTTTATTTTTAATTTATTTGACCATGTTAAACTATTTGGTTGTTAAGTATAACTATAAAAATAACTGGTTGTATACATCAGTTATTTTTATAGTTATTTCGTATTATATTAATATTGTGAACTATTTATAGTTCTTGAAAACTTTATTTTAATTTGAAATAATTATTAGTTCGTACTCTATATTTCTTTTTCATCATCATTATAAGCTATATTCAATTTTGACAATATTTTTTCTAACAAATGCTTTTTTATTTGTAATTCAGGAGTATCCTCAAATTCCTCTATTTCATATTCCACACCTTCTAATTTAATTGATATTATAAAGTGAACTTCTTTAAGTTCCTCGTCTGTAAATTCTACATTTGCTTTCATAACTTCCTCTCAACTCTCCTTTAAAATAATAAATATATTAACAACCATTTTGTTTAACAGAGCCATTTATTTTTATTGCTCACTCTCTTTTTCTTGCAAATAAATAGGGTGTACTACGTTTCCCTTTGTCAATATTTACTTTAGATTTGTTAAAGCCTTAAGATTAATATCCAATAATCGCATAAAAACTAACACCAGCAGTTTTACACACCAAAGATCTAATTCCTCTATCTGAGTAATCTATCATCAAACCTAGGTTTGGCTTTATTAATACTTCATCAAGTCCATTTATCAAAACCAGACAATTACTTCCAACTGATATACTCATCTTTTTAGCATACGGATCTGTATGTTTAGGGTCAAATAAACTTTTAGGCAATAATTCTTCATCCAAAGTAGTCGTTTTGTCTATATATGTATACCTACCATTATGTTCAGATAATACCATACTGCTACCTCCTTTAAATCATTTTAATACTTAACTATTCTTTGTTTTATTTCGATTATATTATTTTCTATATTATTTATTTTTCCCGAGAACTCACTAACAAGAAGTCTATTAGATTCTGCTAGTTCTCTGTTAGTTCTCATCATTTCCTCATTTGTTTCCCTATGTTTTTCAATGGAAGCTATTAACATATCTCTTTCATTGTTATTTCTATCTCTGATAGCTTGGTCAACAATAGATTTTTCCTTATCTTTTTTATTTATATACCATACAAAAAACCCCACCATCACTATTGGGAAGCCTATTTTATCAATTAATTCAGTTAAAATATTTACATCCATAAAAATTCCTCCCTTTCATTTTTAATTTATTTCGCACAAATGTAATAATATCCTATTGTGTTTTCTACGTTAGGCAAGATAATTTCTGTGTTTTCATCTATATTGCCCTCTATGCTTAAATTTTTAGTAGCCCGTTCAGTATTCATCTTTTCATAAAGATCTGGATAATCTTCCTTGGATATTGATTGTCCATTAGCTTTTATCCATGTATATCCATTTTCTTCTAATATATCACCAGCATCATAAGATAAACTTCTATACTCTCCAATTATTCTTGGATATATATTAGCCACTTTTTCTAATTCAAATCTAGTAACCAATTCAGAAGTGGTTTCATGTCCGACCTTAAAGGGGAATACATAATTTCCATTCGTGGTTGACATACTTGTACCATTATTAGGAGTACTACCAACCCAAACATTTAAGCTATGTCTTGAATTAATAGCGTAAGCCATACCAATATTTCTGCCGTTAACATCTCTAGAAACAACCGATATTCCGAATCCTACTCGTTCATTAAAAGCTTCACCAACTGGTATTCTTATACACTTACACCCTAGCATATCTATATCTTCTACAGTACGGCTTCTATGACCTCCTGGAGTTCTGATAACTCGATTATCATTATTTATAACAAAATATGTAGCACTTACAACATCCCCAACTACAGCGTTTTTAATCGGAACTATTAAATGTGTTACAGTTGTTTTATTATTAAATTTAGCAGCGTAATCACATACATATTTAATTGCTCCAGTTCTATTTTGAAACACTTCAAACGTTCTACCACCAGAATCTTCTACATTAAAACTTGCCATTGTAAATGTTCTATTGACTTTAGGAGAATAACTTATGAAAACATTATCTTTATCGGTTCTAACTACTGTATCTGGAAGAATATTAGAAACTAGTTTACCATTTTCTAATCTAGGTATTTTATCTCCATTATTAGCTACATCTGATACATTTATTTTTCCATCAATAGCATCTTTTACAGTTAAGTCTTGATTATTAACATATTTTATATTACTCGATAAAACAGTAACATTTCCATTGACAGGATTTATTCCATTTACAGTATTTGGCTTTCTATCAATAACATCTTTTACAGTTAATTCTTGATTATTAACATATTTTATATCACTCGATAAAACAGTAACATTTCCATTAACAGGAGATATTTCATTAACAGTACGAACTCCACCATTAACTTCCGCAGGTAATATAGTTGATGGCAATTTACCATTGTCACCAATTATAGGTATCTTGTTAGCTGCATTACCAACTTGAGAGATATCTACTTTATCAGTTAATGAATTAAGACTTATACTACTTCCTAAAGCCACAACTCTTCCTATATAATTTCCAGTGTTTAAGTTATCGATTATATGACCTACATTTGGTAAATTATCTCCTCCTGTAACTCTGTAAACTCCGGGAGTTCCATTTGGACTACCCCAAAGCATCCCATTAACTCCAACTATAAAATAAATGTTTTGATTCCATTTTTTATCTATAGGGATATTTACAACTCTTGTAGCGGTAATTAGTTCTGGGTACTTATTTTCAATCACTTTACCAGTTTCATTTCGATATATATATTCGATTATTTGATGATTATCAGCCCTTACAATTCCTACATTAACACCTGTTACTGTAGAGCCTACATCTAAGCTATCACGTACTGCGACCATTATAGATGTTATATGTTGATTCGCTTGTATCACTTTACTATCTGTTCCAGAATATGTACCATTTCCGTTTGATGGTGAAATATTATTAGGATTGTTTATAGAATAAACTACACCATCTATATATCCATTTTGTAATATAATTTTCCCGCTTAAAATATTATCTTTTGTTTTATTAACAAAACTTTTAGAAATCCTCTGCCATAGTTTGTTAGCAAATCTATTTAATTTATTCTTATTTATTAATTTTGTCATATAAAAAATAGGGCGGAACTTAGTCCGCCAATATCCTTTCTTAATTAATCCTGAAGATCTCTTATTATTGAATCTATATCGTCATCTGTAACTATATCTACTGAAGTTTCAGTAGCACCTCCAACACCAGTTATTTTTAGTTTTAATTTATTATCAGCAGCCTCAAGTGCTAGATTTACTGCACCAGTTTTTTCGTTTACAGATAAGACAGAACCATCTTTAGAGTTTAACTCTATAAAAGCATCCGTTTTTCTAGTAGTACTATCGTCTTTATTTATACATAAATATTTTTTACCATGATTACTGTTATCAGTGTTATTTACAACAACGACGTCCCCATTTTCATATGTTACTCTACTAAGTCCAGTATCTGAAAATTCATTAATTTGGAAGTAGTTATTTACAGCAATAGAAGGTAACATATTTTTATCTAATTTACCACTACCATCAAGTCTTACAACTTTATCTGGACCTGCAATAGGTGAAACTTCGCTTTGTTTTACATATAAACCACTATCTGGACTTAATTTATTTATTTTTTCTGATAAAGAAGCTATGCTCTCTCTACCATGTATTACCATTACAGCTATATTATCATTTGCAGTTTCCCATGATATAGTATCTCCTACATTAGGTCTTGTCATTACATTTACAGCGTCGGTATTTCGATATTCCGTTTTTAAACTAATTACTCTGTAACTCTTAGTTCTATCTTCACATCCTACTACGAAGTAAATTTCTTTGTCGAATTTTTCTTCAATTGTTAAATCAACATATTTATAGTTAGTACCACCAATACCTATTTCTTTAACAACTGCTTCTCTAGTATATTTCTTATAAACTACATCGGCTTCTCTGTTAGTTTTCTTTTCAACAGCCCATACAGTCCAAGAAGATCTACTTTCAGGTGCAAGAGAATCATCAGTTAATACAGATAAATAGCTAACATAACCGTCTACAAATTGTTTAGTAGTTACACTTCTATGACCTGATATCCTTCCGCGATTCTCAATTCCATTTATATCACCAAGTTTTAAAGTTCCATCTGTCATTCCTACATTAGAAGAAACATCTTGTTTAAAATCATTCTTATCTTGTATCCTAACATAATCTCTTAAATTTACTTCCTCATGCGTTCCATCCACTCTTGTAAATGTTAATTTTTTATCTGGAGTTGTTCCATCACTTAATCTTACTTCCTTAAAAGTTCTATCATACTTATTTTTTATCCTGTCCCAAAGTTTATTTGCGAACGTTCTTAATTTACCTTGAGTTATTAATTTAGAATCGTTATTTGCAGCTACTGCTATGTTTACTTCTCCACTTGTAGTTGCTGAGTTTACTTCTCCACTTGTAGTTGCTGAGTTTACTTCTTCTTCTACTGTTCTTTTTGTTCTAGCCATAACAATTTCCTCACTTTACATTTTTTTATATTTTTTTAATTTAGACTGTTCAATATATTGTCTATATCTTTATCCGTCATAAGTGGAATTGCCCCAACTACCACCGAGCTAGCGTTTTTAAACTCATAGCTATCTCCATTTGCTGAAATACTAACGCTAGTCATAGCATTTTCATTGGTTGGGCTACCACCTCCGCCTCCAGAACCTATTCCAGAACCTATATGTTGATTAAAGAATCCCACTGTATCACCATCCTTTATTCTCTTAAAAGGCGTATTTTAATAAAATATATTTTAGATTTTTATACTTTTTGTACATATTTTGAATTTAAGCTTATCCAACCTTGACCCGACTTTAATCGACCCCAACCATCTTTTTCTTCAACTATAGTATAGGCATCTCCTTTTTTAAGCTTACCAGTTATTTTATAACTAGTACCAGCACCTTCTCTTATATTAAGAGTATCACATATAACCCTTACAATATAAGATTTTGTCGTTTCTAAATTTTTATTACTTAAAACTTCTTTTATAGTTGAACCATGTATACCATCAGCTATTGCTTTAGCCATTGTTTTATAGTTATATAAGTCAACATCATCTTTATCGTCTACAAAACAACACTCAACTAATATTGATTTCGCTTTAGTTTTGTTTAAAAAACCTAATTTCTTTGCTATTTTATTTCCCCTATTTTTAAATCCTAATTTTGAAACATTCTCACAAATCTTAGTTCCAACTTCTTTTTTAATACCATCTATTGATGTCATTAAAACTTCAACACCTGTTGACTTTTTATTACCGACTTTATCATTTGCACCACTATTAAAATGAATAGCCACAGTTAAGTCTAAAGTTTTAGCATTGCTTTGTGATATTTGCTTATCTACAATATCACGTTGAGAAGTTCCATTTTCAACAGTAAAGTCATATACTGTATGACCAGCTTGTTTTAAAAGTCTTATAACTTCATCCTTTACTTTTCTTGCCTCCGTAGATTCTCTTATCAAACCTACAGCTCCACAAGCAACTTTTCCATCAGGATTATGTCCCGCATGAACACCAATTATCATAAAAATTTCCTCCTATTATATTTATCCTATTTTAGAAACAGGGTTATTATTTGTCTTTAAATCTTTATATAATACATATCCTCTTCCTGAAACAATTCCCCAAGATACATATATTTTATCTTCGATAGTGTGCATATGGTCAAAGAAGAATGTATCGCCTTTCTTTAAATATGTATTTTTAACTTTACCTGTTGGGAAATGTTTTTCATATACAGTTATAGTATCACTTTCAACCACACACTTTCCAAACAGGTATTCAGTTTTTACTAAAACCTTTTTAGATTTAATACTATTTTCTTTTGTGTTTATAGTAGAAGCTTCTTTTTTTATATTTTTTTCTTCTTCTAATTCAACATCATCACTTATTTGCCTCTCTACAACACTTTTTTTCAAAGTTTTTATTTTTTTATCCATAATTTAACTCCTTTAAGCTTTAATAGACTCGTCAATATTTACCATGTTTATATGGCAGTTATGCTTGATAATTTATTTTCTATTTTGCTTAATCTTTCATTTAGTTTATTATTTTCTTCTATTAATTCTTGATTAGATTTCCAAAGTAAAGAAATAGTATTTAATATATCAATAGTTGTTTCATCTTCTGACACATTTTCATCATCACTTATATTTCTAACACATTTATTTTCTATTGAGATATTTCTAGCGTTACCATCTTCTTTATTAACTAATTTATAACCTTCTTCATCTTCAATAACATCTACACTGTTTATTATATCAAATGCATTTTTAACCTTTCTTATAGGACGTGAATTAATGCTTGAACGATATGACATATTAAAGTTTCCGGCATACACGACACCTCTATTACCTGTATGAGTTACAAAATGCATACTGTCTAAACCAGCCATGAACATGTTACCTAATCTTATAAAATCACATTCTTTTTGTGTATTACCACCTTGAGGTAATAAGATTCTATCTCTATTTAAGTATAACGTAGAACCTTTCCCTCTAATGATTCCATCAACATCTAATTCAGTCAACCAACCCTTTTTAAATCTAAGACCATCAGCACCTAGATCGGGTCTTTTTCCACCAGGCACATCTACGGCCCACAATGAACTACTAGCAAAAACATAACAAGCCTCTTGTTGTCCAGTGGTTTTATTATTTGTAGATAATGCACAAGCACCATGTCCACCAGCAACATTAGTAGCATAAACATCAAAACTTCCTTGCATATCATTGCCATTTAAAGTTCTATGAACCATTACTTTAGTAACCCCACCATCATCTTTTTTAAGAGTTAAGTTACCTTTGATTAGCATTTCGTTAAACCAAGCTGAACCATTATTCATAATATTCCAAGTATCAGCACCACCAACACCACCTTTTCCTGATGCTGTTCCGCTGACCACAAGGTTATCATGAACATTAACGCCTGGGAATGTTGCAACACCAGTTTCAAGTATATTCCAATTAACCGAAGTACCTGATTGTATTCCTTTTGTAAATGAAGTCAATCCAGTTACAGTTCCACCTGATAATGAAAGATAGTGTCCCACTATGGGTATATTAAAGTTAATATCACTTGAACCATTAAATGTCTGTACAACACCGTTTATTGTAATCCTTCTTGGATTTTGTAATGTTGTAGCTGTTGTAGCATTACCAGTTAAACTAGCTTTAATTGTAGCCGGTAGTCTTAATGTATAGTTAGTAGAACCATTTATACTTGCAGTAGTTCCCCCACCAGTGCCATCAGAACTAGCTATATTTATGTTCCTAGCCTGTCCCCATTGAGCAGTGGTTATGGGGCTTGTTCCATCAAAATTAGTCCCATTTATCGCTCTTGGATTTTGTAATTTTGTAGCTGTATCTGCAATACCAGTAAGATTACCAACAACATTACCAATAACTTTGCTACCATTAGCCATAGTAAGATTACCTGTCATTGTATCTCCAGCTTTTAACAATTGTTTTGGTTGAAGTCTAACTAAATTAAAACCATTATTCATATCTTATTCCTCCTGTCTTTTAATATTTTAGATTGTTTCTAATTTTATTATTTCAAATGATATTACATCCCCTGTGCCAAATGTAATACCTTTCGTTCCAGTTATTGCCGTATTTGTTGCGGTATAATCTATAGTAGGAGTCAACCTTACCCCGCTTAAATATACGTTTAATATATCTGTATTTGAATTATATGCTAAACCTATATTTACTGTATTAGCATTAGACTGTAATGTAACACTATTTGATAATCTAGTCAATCTGACATTAGAAGACTTAGAGTCTATTTTATTTTCCAATTTAGAAATAGCTGCATTTAAACTATCTGTTGCCAACACATTTCCACCAACAGTACCTTTTACATATCCATTCATAGTAATAATCTGACTTGATGTATGTGTATGAGTAGCAGCAGCTACACCCATTTCATTCAATGTAATGGTTACATCACCCGTACCATCAAATGTTTTTGTAGCATTTCCTATTCTAAAACTTCTAATATTTTGTAGTTTAGTGGCACTAGACACATTATCAGTCGTCAAGGCCAATGTACCACTACTCATTGGTAAATTAACCGTATTTCTAGTAGTTCCATTACACTGTAATCTTGTATCAAAATTATTTGTACTTGCACTACTATTATGAAAATCTAAATACTTACCTAGTTTAGCTGCTCCATCAGTAGACACAGTTATAGCTCCACCATTAAACCAAGCACCACTTATTGGACTTTTTAATGTTGTAGCTATATTTACATCAGAAGCACCATTAAATCCAACCGTACCAGTTACAGAACCAGTTAAAGCTATATTTCTTGTGTTAATTAATCTACTGGCACTAACAGCATTTCCAGTTATTGATAAATAACGAGTATCATGGTCATGATTAGATAAAGCATAATTCCCACTAGACTGTTTGTTGTCTAACGCTCTTTCTAATTTACCTATTGCAACATTAAGACTATCACCAGTAGCTATTGCACTTGTTGTCGTAGGCTTACTATATGAACTCATAGATGTTATTTGTGAAGAGTTGTGTTCATGCACTATATTTGCCTTATTTTGCATTTGACCATCAACATAGGATTTATCTGACTTAGTGCCTATCAGTGTAGTTATAGAAGTTGCAAAGTTAGGATTATTGTCGATAGCATCCGCCAATTTCTTTAAAGTATTTAAAGTTGTCGGAGCAGAACCAATCAAATCTGTAACCTTTGTATCTGTATACTTCCTTGATTCAGTTAATTTCCCATCAGAGTAGACTTTTGCATCCTGTAAAGCTTTATGAGCCTTTTCCTGTGCGCCGATAGGTGTTTCTTTTGTGTTATCTTCGATAATAATATTTTTACTTCCATCAAAATCAACACCATTTATTGTGACAGGCGTATTTAATTTTACCGCAGAATTAGCAACACCCCCCGGGGTATTTGAAGCAGCGTAATTATGTTCATGGTTGCTATTAGACTTTAAATCTATCTTATTTTCTAATTTAGAAACAGCTACATTTAAAGAATCTGTTGCTAATACATCTGCACTTCCAGAAAGGTTTTTTCTATAGCCAGTCATAGTCTTAATACCATCAGATGAACTAAAAATTTTAGACTCAACTTCATCTACTTTTGCTTTTAAATTTACCTTGCCACTTCTAGCTTCGCCTACTTCTTGTGTAGTTTGATTATGACTAGCTTGCTCTCTAATTAATTCATATCCACTACCCATACCTATATTAACTCCCTTTTATCTAATTCAACATAAAGCCTATCTCCACATTTCCAATTATCTCCACAAGACATTATAGTTTTATTTTTTGAATTTATCATATAATCAATTTCATTGATTAATCTAATTCCGTTTAAATATACCGTTACTTTATCTGTTGCAATATTGAAGTTAGGCAGGCTAACCCTTACTGTATTTGTATCTTCTAATATATTTATTAAGTCAGTATTAGTGTTATAAATAATACTTCCATAATTAAAGGCACTCTTCTTCTCTAATTCTAAGTATATCTTATCTCCAGTTTTCCACTTTCCAATACAAGAAGCTATTGAATTATTTGTAAGAACATAATCAACATTATCTATCAATCTCACACCGTTTACATATACACTCAATTTATCCATGTAGCTTATATCAAATCCCGTATCAACTATTAAAGAATCTTCGTTTAATATAATTAAATCGCTTATTGTTTCAATACTATTTTGAATTAATACTCTATTTTCATAATATTCTCTAGGTTGAGAGTCGCTATTTTCCACTGTTGCAATTTTATTCGGAGTTATTACTTCAAATAATATTTCATCCCCAGATATCCAATCGCCCTTTATATTAGTGATACTTTTGTTTGTTTCATTTAATGTATAATCTACATCTTTTACCATTCTAATACCTTGCATAAATACATTGAGAATATCCCCACCAGTAGGGTTGTAGTTATTTATACCAATATTGATGGTTTTTGTATTTTCAGTTACCTTATTATATCGCATAACACTTGCTACTCCAGATTTATTTGCTAGTGTCTGCAATGTTTTTTGAACATTGTTTTGACCCAAAACCTCAGGTTCAACAATTACATTAGATGCATATACACTATACTGACTAACATCTAAATCTGCAGCTTTCTTAAGAACCTCAAAATGTAATTGATCTCCGTTAGTCCAACGTTCTGCATGCATACATGATATACTTTTTGCAGCTTTATTTAAAGTATAGTCTATACCCTCTATCATTCTAACACCCGCTAAGTATACGTTTAAATGGTCTGAATCTGGAACGTAATCTGAAATCCCAACCTCTACAGTGGTTGTTGTACCAACTACATTTACAACATTCTTATAAACAACTATTTTAGACGCATTCCCTATCTTTTCTTCCATACTATTTAGTCTATCGCCGAGAGATTTATAGGTTTTGCCAAGTGCATCCGTCCTAGAGCCAATAACCTCTGCTGATATGTTGTCTGCGGTAACATTGCCAGCTAAAACTTGCTTTAATAAATTTTCAATCTTTTCGAAAGAACTTTCTAGCGAACCAGTGCTCCCATCTGAGTAATTATATCTAAATATTCTATCGGAAGATATTAAAATATATCCGGTCGCCATATATGTCACAGTTAAAGACTTACCCTTTAGGTCTGGGTGAAAATATAGTATACCTTGGTCATAGTCGGCAAAATACGTTGTTTTAGTTATTTCATCTTTATTATATACTTGATACATTCCAAATATTGCTATTTCATGGTTTCTATCAATGCTATAATTTAATGGTATGCAATTATGTAACTCTGCTACCTGTTTTGTTTCTACCTGCTTTACAGAAATGGGATTACCCTTATCATCAACATTTCTCTTTGTTATAACAACTGGTTTTCTGTCTAAAAAAGGCATATTAAAACCTCCTTTTCTATATATTTAAAGCCTATATTCCAATAAAAATATAGGCTTTATCAACTAAATATTATCTATATCTAATATATCCCATCCAGAAGCCACTGCCTCTTGTAGAGATTGTTCTAAAAATTCTTTAAATTTAGTTTTTAATAAATCCGTATTCTCTTTGTATAATTCCAAGTTTGCAATATGTAAAGATATATTTAAATGTCTAAGATTTGTATTTATATCACAATTCATATGGATTACATCATTTACATTGTCCTTGTCTCTTACAATAGAGCTCACGCTAATGGTTTTATTTATCATAGCTATCTCCTTCCTAAAAAGCTGCGAAGCTTTTTGTAAACAAGTTACAAGTTATTCTTCCGTTTGTTTCTGTTTCTATTCTTATATCGTTTCTTTGTCCTATTTTTATTTTTTCAGTTATGTTCAGTTCTTTATCTGAATTTATGTTTTCAGCAAACAAAGTATTATTTATATATACTTTCACATTACTACATTTGCTCGGTTCTTCAAATATTCCATATTTTAAAGCATGTTCATGTGTAGTATCTATTTGATGACTATGGTCTGGTATTTGATGAGTATGGTCTGGTATTTGATGAGTATGGTCTGGCAAACTATGTGTGTGTGATCCTATGTTATGACTATGACTGGGTACATCATGTGTATGACCTGGTATTTTTATAGAGACTTCAACCTTGTGATTATGTTTTATTTCACGAGGATCAATCTCATGATAATGATATTTTCCAAAAGCCGGTGAGTTAACATTTATTTCTGCTTCTGTGTTAATCTTTCCATCTATAAAGCCAGTCCAATTTATTCCCTCCGACGTATATTCCGATGTGCTAGAGTAAGAACCACCTGATTTACTTGTAGTTCCTCCGCCCGATACAGTAGTAGAACCACCAGCAGCAGAAGTTCCACCACCACCAGCAGCAGAAGTTCCACCACCACCAGCGGCAGAAGTTCCACCACCACCAGCGGCAGAACTTTGAATTTTTCCACCCGAAGCCGTTCCTTTTTCAAACGCCCTATATTTTTCAAATACCATACTAAGCACTATTTTTCTATTTTGCTTTACTCCACTATCACAAAAATAAGGTATTCTCATAGGATAGTTAGGACTAACATTATCCCAACATACAAACTGAGAAGTTTGAACTATACCATCTTCAGAAAGTACAACCTGTTGACCTGTTGCATCTTTAAGTCTTAGCGTTGCTTTTCTAACGCCGCTTTCATTTGTTAAACCTAGGAATATTCTATCAACACGATTAGCATTTTCCTTGTTGTATATATAAAGTCCAAACTCTTTATTTTTTTGTTGTTGCTCTGATTCTCCGTTTCCAACATAAAACAAACCATCATCAGATGTTATAACAACTTTTTCTCCCAACAATATTTTCCCAAACAATGTCTCGGATATTACACCATTTTTGTCGATTGCTACTCTACTTGTATTCCAACCATTATCAGTAATAGCAATAGTTCCTCCGCCTAAATAAATCTGATTATCTGTGTTGCCATCAGTATTGTTTATTATAAAACAACCAGCTTCAGAAAAGTCTAAAATATTTCTATAAACCCCACCTTTTATATTGGCCGCTGCTATATTAAGCCCAGATGATATCATATCTCCAACAAAGTTATTTACAACCTTAGAGTTTTCCCATAAATCTCTAAATGTAGTTACTGCACCATCTACCTTGTTTGTTGTTCTTCCAATATTAGCACCAACTTTTAAAGTATTTTGTAGTTTTATTTTATTAGAAAATGAAAAATCACTTAATTTAAATCTTTTACCATTTTCTACTGGTATTAATTTGTACTGAACAAGCCTAACTTCGTTCACATTAAACTCTTTAAACATCTCATCTCCATCAAGAGTGTATAAGTTGCCTAATTTAATAACCTTATTCCAACCAGCGATATGTTTTATATGTGATTTTAACTCTTGTGTTGTCATACTAAATGACAATTCAGGAACAATCTTTTCATTTAAATATTTAACGCAATAATTGTACAAGCCATAACTTGTTGTAAAATAAGAATCATTATATGTATCAACCTCAATCATATCATTTAATTCTTGTATATCCTCATCTGTAAATAGTTTATTTCCATTTTCATCTGTAGCAGTAGCTTTGTTTATTGATACAGATATTGATGCCATAGTGTCATTTAAGCTATTTATTTCGCTCTGATATACAGACATTTTTTTTATAACAGCATTGTATTGAACCTCTAACGCATCTATCTCTTTTTTTGCCTCTGCTTGTTGGTTTGCTTGTTTATCAGTTATGAATTGAGTTAATCTAAAATTTAAATTCTTAATTCTCTCTTCTAAACTTCTAGCTTCAGATTGAGCTTTTGTGTATCTCTGTTGAACAATAGATTTATCGTTTTTAGCTTTAAGCCAAGCTTTTTGTCTTTCTTCTGCTAACGCATCGTACTTCTTCAATGTTTTTTGAAGTTCATCACTCATTATATTATTTCTAATATAGTAATCATAGTTTTCTATTATGTTAGTACCATTTGGATTTTCTTCAGCTATTGATGCATTGCTACTTTCAACTTTTAGACATGTGATTATATTATCATCTTCTGATATAGATATCTCATCTATATTTCTATTTAAAGTTAATCTATACCCATTGTTTTCTTTTAGATTTTCCTTTGCATATACATTGATTACATTGTTAATTGTATCATATGAAAATACACAGTCAAAAACCTCTCCTATGTCTTCTAAAAATCTATATGCAGAATCATCAAATGCTTCAAATGTAGCATATTGAATATTTCTAACTTCCTCAAGTTCTGCATAGTCATATCCTATATAAATTTTATCACAAGATATACTTTTATTAATGCAATTTGTAAATGTTTCTATTATCTCAACCGTATTCTTATCATTGCTTGTAGTAGGTATATCTAGCGTGAATATATATTTAATTCCGTACCTATTGCCTGTTTCAGAATAATGTTCTGCTCTAATATTTGTAATAGTAGCATAAAACGGAGTAGAAGATAAATTATTTAAAATATTTACATTTGCTATACTGGTATCATTATATATAGTTTTTAAATTTATGTAATTTATAGTTAAATATGTTGGTCTATCTTGTTTAGCAGGAATATTTACTTTTTTATCAAATATAACACCATTCTCTGTTATTGAACCTGCGGTAGTGAAATTTTCATATAAATTTTCATTGTAAGTTTTAACAGCAGTAGATGTTTTATATCTTGCATCTGGATCAACATATCCTACACTCCATTTAACTTTCTTACATAATAAATCTAATATACCTTCACCCACATTAACATTATCATCCTTGTTGGTTAATTGTCTTGATAATTGCTCCACAGTAATCCTATGTTTCTCCAATGTTTTTTGCCAGCTATACCCAACAAATGATTTTGTCCCTTTATTTTTAGAACCAAAAACTTTTTTATCATGTAATACAAATCTTTGCCTTTGTTCTGAACCATCTTTATTTATAGTTGTAACTACTAGTTGTTGCCTAGTTTTTATTTTACTATATATATGATTGGTAATCATTTCGCCTCTAAGAATGTTGTATTTTGGTATACTAATAGATATTTCATCTATATCATTAAACTTGTATGTTATTCCCTCCACATAATCTAATGGTATTTCTGCTATTTTTTCTCTACGATTCTTATATAAATCAACCTTAATAACTACATCTTCTTCAATATTAAAATTTCTAAACAATCTACTTCATCTCCTTAAACTATTATCATTGGACACTGAAACATTATCTCTATTAGACATTCCCCTTCAACCGTTAAATTATTTTCCGCATACTTTAACATTAAATAATCTTTCGTATACTCTAATCTTTTCACCATGTTCTCATTAGAGTCAGTTATTGAATATATTTCCCTAGTTTCACCCTCTATTATTATTTCCTCATCTTTTTTAACATTTTTTACAGTAATAACATTATTATCACTATGGTTAGTTATTTTTACATTTCCATTTCCTCTTCCAATTATTTTAATTCTTGCATAAACAGGTTCATCTGCTGTTGCAACATTTCTCAAGGTAAATGACTTTGTTTTGTTAACATAAAAACTTTCTGTTTGAATAGGAGAATAACAATAAGGACTAGCTAATTCAAATTCTAATACAAAATATCCTTGGTTTGCTGAATTAAACCAATTTGACCCATTTGTAAGCCAACCATAATACACAGCATTCCTTTCTTGAATTATGCATATGTTATTTTTAAACAAAAGCCTAGATAAATCACCTAAGTCTTTATGTGTTATCATACCCGGATTTCTACCATTTTCTTTCATTTTTATAAGTTCAATGGTTATCTTAGGTCTATTTTTTGTTATCTTGTAAGACGATGGAGCTCCATTGCTCATAGAATCCACCTCTATACTTCTTTGAACACCAAATAGCCTTGTTGCATCAGAAGTTATCAACACTGATTTATATCCATATGCTTGAAATATATTAACACCATTTATTATTAATTCTGAATTTAACTGAGCCACCCAATACATCTCCTTTCTTTTTTTGATTTAATTACATTTTTTAATCTTTTTATTTCTACATACTTTGAAAACAATTCTTCTTGAAGCTTCTTACTTCTTTTTCTTTATAAAATAACTTTATAGCTTCCCCAATATATTTATATTAAAATTGCCATTTTAATATAAACACAACCCTCTAGCGAGAGAAGGCTGCATTTATATCATTTATTAAATTATTGTTAGCTATATCTATCATATTTTGAACAGTAGGCAGTATGTCCTCAGTTATATTACCTTGAACAATAAGATTTCCTTGAGTTATATTTATTGCTTTCTCAAATCCTTCCATAACTTTTGATAACTTAGAACCAATATTAAAATCTAAGTTTATATCAGATAGTGAATTTAACTTATCCATAAATGTATCTAATGAGTTTATCCATGTTTCAGATATAGTTGTACCTATGGCCGCAAATGCATTTCTAACACCCTTAGAACCACTTTCAATCTTATTTAATACATCAGATAAATCCCTTACTCCGCCTTGAACAAGTTTTAACAACTCTTCATCACTAAGTTTTTCATTTATCTCATCTATTTTGCTATCTAAATCTTCATCTATCTTGTCTAAATCTTCATCAAATCTATCAGATATATAATCTCTTTCTTTGTCCCTAATGAAGTCATTTATCTCTTTTTGGGCTGATGAAATTTGTTCTCTTATACTTTTTATAAGTTCTTCATCACCAGTTCTTAAAGCTATAGTTAATTGATCTTCTAATTCGTTTAATTTTTTCTGCTTTTCATCAAGTTCATCTCGAGCATCCTCTTCTTCCCATTGCTTAGATAGTATATCTTTTCTTCGCTCAATTTCTTTTCTTAAAGCTTCGGTTTCTTTTTCAAGGTTTTCTATATATTCATCTCTTTGTTTAGCTAATATATCTGCTATCTCCTTTTGAGAATCTATAACGGCATTAGCCAAATCATTCATTTCGTCAGTTATGTCTGGTATATCTGTTAATAATAAGTCAGTATACTTTTCGATAGTTTCTACAAGTTTTTCTATACGTTCTATTTCTTTTTCTTGCTTTTCTCCATCAGTTATTTTGTTAGCATTTTGAACTAACTTATCAATCATTGACTCATAGTTAGCTAAAGTGCCATCTTTATTAAACTTAAATCCAGCATCATATAATTCTTTTCCAAGTTCATTCAATTCTTTAACATTTTCTTTTCTAATCTCAGCTAAAGCTTTACCTTGTTCTATATATAACTGTATTTGCTTGTCTAACAGTTCTACTAACTTATTATCGCTGGCATTTTCCATAGCAGTACTTAATGCATTTAATTGATTTTCAACTTGCTTTAATGCATTATTAACTTCATAGTATCTGTCTGCAAAGTCTTTTGTAAAGAATGTTGTACTCTTATGAAGTTTTTCTATTTCATCTCTTAAATCAGCTACCGAATTACCTATACCATCTATTTTATTGGTTGTTTCTGGTATTTTATCAAATAGTAAGTCAGTATACTCCTCTAACTTCTTAGCAACATCTTTGACACTTTCTATTGCTTTTTTCTTAGCATCACCAGTTTTGCTATTAGCAGCATTTGTTAGTTGAGTAAGCTTAGATTCATAGTTAGTTATAGTTCCATCTGCCGCAAAGTTAAATCCATTATCAGAAAGAGTTTTCTTTAGTTCTGCCAACTCTTGCTGTTGTTCGTTTCTAACAGCCATAAGTGCAGTTTTCTTATCGCCAAGAAGTTTTATCTCTTCCTCAAGAAGTTTAATTCTATCTTTACCAGTAGCCTTATCTTTCTTGGCGTCTAATCTATCTAATTGATTTTCTACCTTTTGAAGTGCATTATTGACATCATAGTATCTATCAACTAATGACTCCATATCTTCGACTTCTTTTTCTTTGGAAGATGAAGAACCAGAACCTTTATTTCCAGAGCCTTTTTTATTACTTCCAGAACCTTTATTTCCTACATTTGAAACGTAGTTATTTTTGTTATTAGCATAACGGCCTCCACCTTTTCCGCCGCCATATGTACTCTTAACATTTTTTGGAGTGTATTTAGATATAACTTTTTTTGTTCCAGCGGCTGCATTAGCCGAATTAAGTGCATTTACAAACTCCTTTAAGTTGCTTATCTTACTATTAGTAGACTGTGCGAAGTTATCTGCATCTTTGCCATATTCAGTTGCTAGGAAACTTATTAATCCCGCAACCATACCAGACATACTAGAACAAGCAATATCATTATTACTATCTTTGTCTCGCAATGCATTTGCCCAATTATTGGCATCAGCACCGTATGCTTCGGAATTAGCGTGTATCATCGTTGCTATTCCATATATTAAAGAGTTAATCATTTGAACTTGATTAGCATCTTTATTAGTTAATGCCATTGCCCAATTAAGTTCATCATCTCCGTAAAGACCAGCATTGGCTATAACCATATTAGCTATACTCCAATATGTTTCATCGCTAAAGTTTTGAGTATCCCACGTTCTGTTTGATATACTTTCTGCCCAAGCAATTTCGTCATCAGTATACAGTGATTTATTCTTAAGTATGCTATCTGCAAGTATTTGGAATTGTTCACTTGCCCAAACAGATTTAGCCTGTGTTTTTGCGGCCTCCCATTCTTCTTGATTTATAGCATCTGCTTGGTATAATTCATTACCAGCATCCACATAAGCAGCTAACTGAGCTATTATATTCTCTTTAAATTCTGCGGCTTGATCCTCAGTCATTTTAAATGATTCAGATAATCCACCCATCATTTCAACGAACTTTTCTCCTAAGTCTGCATCTAAATCGAACTCTTTTAATGCAGCTATTTGTTCATCTAGAGATTTAGTAGTTTCCCCAGTTATTTCATTGACACCTTCTTTGGCAGCTTCAACAGTTTCTGTTATGGCATCTTTTGTGTTCTTAACAGTTTCCTGTGCTTTATTGCTAACATTGTCTAACTGTTCTTCTTCGACACTTGTATCTCCTTCTCCACCAGATTTACCTGTTTCTTTTATGTTTTCAGTTGTAGCCTCTGTCACATTCTTTATACCTTCTGTTGTACCAGTTGATGTTTCTAATGCTTTCTGAGAAAGCCCATCTAATGCCGCAACTTCTGCCGCACAAGTGTCTATAAGTTCCTTAGCTGCTGCTGTTTGACCCTCTCTCATTTCAGTTCTTAGGTCTTGGGCATTCCTCATAAAGTTTTTATCGTCCGATAATAAAGCTATTAATTGCTTGTTTCCTGAGTCTAGCACCTTTTGATATGTTTCATCAGTTAAACCACCAAGCTTTTGATACTCATCTATCATACTATTTAACATACTGATAGGACTTGAGAATGAACTAAATGCATCGGCCAATGATTTTACAGAATTAACAGTTTCGTCATTTTTATTCTTTAAATTATCTAATCCATTAGTAGTATCATCAACAGCACCATTAAGATTGAATAGTGATCTTACCTCTTCTTCTGTGGCCTCGTCTAATTCGTATGAAGCTAACTTTGTATCACCCTTGGCATTTTTAATCATTTGTAATTTAGATTCATATCTATCAAGAGTATTCATGCTGGATTTCATTGAATCTTCGTACCCTTTTAGCTTTTTAGACGCTTCTTCTGTACTTAGCGCATCTCCAAGCCAATTTATTGTGCCACCTTTAGCATTACTTATCTCTTTTTGAAGGTCTTTGTATAAACCTAATGTAGTTTTTATTGATGACTGTGCTGCTTTAGCGTAATCTTCTTCTGTGTCTTTGAATATATCCCATATAGTACCAGTATTACCAATTTCTTTTTCAAGCTCATCGGCTTTATCCTTCATCTTCTCATCATTAATAGCTTTTAATAAGTCTATTTGTTCTTGATATGACAGGTTTTGATTATTTAATATGGCATATGCTTCATCATCTAGGTTTGCCAATTCACCTTTAATAGTTTTTAGCCGTTCATTTAACTCATTTCTTTCAGAATCGCCTTCTTTTAAGTTGGCCATTTTCTCACTGACTTTTGCATATTGGTCTAAAAGATTTTCGTTGCCTTCCATATCTTTCATTGTGCTAGATAACTCTCTTACTTTAGCTGCAGCTTCACTTGAATTTGAAGCCATCTTACCAAGTAATCCTATTACACCAGATATAACAACACTTAATCCCATAGATATAGCACTATTTAAAGCTATTGTACCAGCTTTCATAAGGGCCAACTGTCTAGTCGCACTAGCAAGCTCTTTGCTTTTTGATTTAATCTCTTTTGTACTATCCGCAATAGCAGTTGAATTTTCTCTATTTGCACCTACACTTTCTCTTAACGCTTGTATTTCAGTTTTTAGTTTAGCAGACTTTTTCTCAAGTTCTTCAGTATTAGACTTTAGACTTCCAGAAAGACTATCTAGTCCACTACCAAATTTAGATAATTCCCCGGGTAAATTATATCCGAATGCAGTAGCCAATTCAGTAGTATTTGCAGCTAACTCTCTACCCTTTTCACTGAACATTGTAAATGCACCTGTTATAGTTGCAAGTAATACAGGTAAATTTCCTAATGTATCTGCTAGACTTCTGTATGAACTTAATAAAGAATTCAATACATCTAACGACCCTTTGACAGCACTAGAATCTATTAAGTCATAGAATATTCCTCTAAAGTTTTCTTTTAGTGCATTAGCCTTACCAGCTATAGAGTCCATATATGCAGCTTGTTCAGCTTCTGCACTGCCAGCAGAATCCGTTAATTTTTCATATGCTTTATCTAGTGTTTTAGCATTTTGAAGTACTGACGCAAGTACGTTTGCCTGAGTTTTACCCGCAATATTTTCTAATAATAATGCTTGTTGTTTTGTGTCTAGTGTATCCCAAACCTTACTTATACCTAAAAGTATATCATATGTACTTCTAAATTGACCATTAGTATCAGTAAGATCTACACCAGTCATAGTCTTTATCATTTCTTCTAGTTTTGGGTTTAATTCTTCCCCATCTTCTGATAATCCACGCAATCTCATGGAAATCGTTTTTAATCCATTGGCAACTTGCTTTGAATCGTTTATGTTTACTTATATTTGTCAAATATAAGTGTGCTATTGCACCTCATACTTTCATATGAGACCAGACTATTTCTTCACCTTCACCATTATGTGTTAAGGGCAACCCATTTCCACATCCGTTATAGACTTGATGTGTACTCGCATTTCAGCGATAGTCGTTTAACCTTCCTATTTCTAGGCTTGGCAACCAAACACCCATTGTTTTGAACACTTAGGATTTAACCATATATTCATCCTTGTTGTTTTTATGATTTCTCACATTCATAAAGGTTTTGTATTATCCTTTATTGTAGTAACAAGGCTTTAGGGATTACTGGTTTTAAAGTTGTGTCCTATGCAGATTTCTCTACATACGAAGCAACTAAATAATTGTTGCCTTAATTATTTAGCTTTACTTGTAATACCTCAGTACCAGCAGTTATTAATGCAGATGATTCATATAGGTCATTTCCAGCTATCTTTAAAGATGCAGCACCTATTCTAAGACCTTCTGCTAAGTCTTCTGAGTTTAATGCAAATTTATTACCAGCCTCATTGATAACATCAACTATTGTACCAGCATCATCTGCATCCAATGACATACCCTTCATAGTTGAAACTATAGCATTTACAGCTGAGTCTATATCCATTTCAGCAACATTAGAAAGCATTAATCCAGCCTTTGATAAATAGTCAGATGCTTCAGATACAGAATAACCCATCTTTACAAATGCTGTTGTTGCATTAAGAGTTTCTTGAGTTGTTTTACCCATCTCTATGGCAGTTTGATTTGCAGCCTTTGATATTCTATCATATTCTTCTGCCGAAGCTGTAGTAACCCTTTTTAATCCAACCATTTCATTGTCAAGTTCAACAATAGCATCTTTCATCTGCATTAATTGGTCTGTAAATATATCTAAGAATTCAAATCCCAATGCAGTTTGCATACCTTGATTTATAGCACTTCCTAACCCAGAGAATATATTTGATGTTTCGTTGGATAGCTTAGATATGGATTTACCACTACTAGATGCAACATCAATAATTCTTTGAAGTTTATCTGCTGTGTATTCTGCTCCATTTTCTATGTCTTTAAGAACATCTTTTAGTTTCGCTATTTCCGTTCTCATATTAGATATTCTCAAAGCATCATCTGTGCTTATTAAATCAAATGCCCCCACTGAACCTTCAATGTCTTTAATTTTATCGTTTAACTTCTCAATAACATCTTGAACTTTTCGTATTTGACTATCTGACTTGCCAAGATTATTTATTTCATTAGTAAACACTTTTATTGTTTCACTAGCATCTTGAGAAGCTAAATCTACTCCTTTTAGATTTTCTTTTATTCTTTCTAGCGCAGCAACATCTACTCCTAATTCTTGTCTTGTAGATATGGATTTATTTATTTTTCTTTCTAGGTTGTCAACTTTTTCTTTGTTTGCTAAAACCTTAGTAATTGTAGCATTTAAAGTATTGTATGAGTTATTAGATTTATCTATTAGGTCTGTTAAGACATTAGGACTAACTCTTAATCCACCATTTAGTTCCTCTCTAGTCTTTGTCAGTTTTTCTATATAATTTTCTAAATCGGCAACTTCTTTTGCAACTTTTTCATTATCTAATATAAAACCACTAGATTCTTTAATACCATTTAAGTCAGACTTTAGTTTATTTATAGTTTTATCAACTTTAAATATTTGAGTTTCAGACTTCCCAAACTTATTTATCATGTCGTTGATTCTCTTAAAGTCCTCGTTTAATGTATCAACCTTCATCTTATCGATAGCATCTTTTATTTTAAGAATTTCAACAGGCTTTATTTTTCCATCTAGTTCACCTAAAGCACTTCTAAGTTGTGCTTGTTTTTGTGCCAATGTGTTTAATTGCTTTTGGTGGTTAATCTGTTTTTCTAATTTACCATTAGCACTATCTAATTTTTCAAGTGCTTTATCCACTATTGCTAGGTCTACATCGTCCGTACTCTTTTTTAGTGTACTAACAATACCTATTAATTGTTCTTCAATTTTAGATATTGCACTTTGTTCTTTTTTCAACTTTCCTTCTTCAAATAATGTACCATTTTTAAATTTAAGTTCTTCTAATTTAACTTTTGTATCTTTAAGTGCATCATTTATTTGCTTAATTGCCTTTTCTCTGTTGTCAAGACTATCTATTGATTTTGATAACGTATTAAACATAGTTGCTACATTAGCTGTAGTCATAGATTCAACTTGTTTCTTTACATTGTTCAATACCCTTTTTCCGATAGTTCCACTGTCATATAAATTATCAAGCCTTAAATCAAGTTTTACTTTTTTATTCTCCAATGCTTTCAATTCATTAGAAACATCTCTAACAGATTCTCTTAACACCCTAACTTCTGTAGCAGATACGACTGCACCTTCACCTATTTTTTCAATAAGTTTATTTGCCTTGTCTATGTCGCTATTAAGCTTTTCAAATGCTAACTTATCTTTTGCATTTCCGAAATTCTCTAACGATTTTGTCGCCTTATCTATTACAGCTTGAAGTCCTATAAATATACTATTTCCAGACCCTAATCTTTGTATTTCCCTCGAAATTAATCTTATATTCTTTATAGGTGTATCTACATTAATTTCCTGTATCCTACCCCTTAAACCTTCCAATCCTTTAGTGGCTATACCCATAGACTCCCTAATATCAAAAGCATTATCAAATCTAGTCATAAATCTATCTACTAACGACATAGAATCTATTTCATTTGCCAATAATTCTATTTGTCTTGTAGCTTCTTTTGTATCTAATCTATTAACATTTTCTTGAAGTGATTTTAATGAATCTTCGGCTTCTTTTATTCTCTTAGCATTGACTAGGTCATTACCCTTGACTTTATTAAGAGTTTCCTGCATTTTAGAAACTTCTTTGTTTATATTTACAAACTGTTCTACCCCCGATTCACTTAACTTTCCAAATATACCAGTTTCTACATCGTATCCCCACACTTCAGAAATTGACTGACCTAATTCATTTACATACTTAATAGTTGCTTTTAGCATTCCATTTCTATCAGTTCCATATGAAATACGAGATATTTCAGTAGCAGTAGCCTTTATTTGTTCAAGTCTATCTAGTAATGCCTCTTCATTTCTGATATCATCTACAAGTTCAACTTTTGGAATTTCATTAACTGTTTTAGATATACTGTCTAACTTAGACTCAACTTTATTTAATCCTTCTGTTGTTTCATTGGCAATATTTTCAGTTAAAGCTTCAATGTCAATATTTTTACCAGATAATTTACCTTTTATTTTAGATTTACCAAGGTCAATATTTAGTCCGTCAGATATTTCCTTAGATAAAGATTCAATCATATTCTTAATAGTGTCAGTAGATATATTTATATGTTCAATATTTAATTCTAATATGTCACTTAAAGCATCCAACTGACCATTAATACTATCTCTAGTTTCTTTAGTTATAACAACATCAATATCAACATTAACAGGTTCTACTGAATTTAATTCATCAATAAGTGCATTAAATTTAGTTTTTACTTCTTGTATTTTTTCCGTAAGGTCTTTTGTGTTAATATTCAACCCTACATCTTTTGAGCTAAAACCTTCTGTCTCTTTAATTTCTTTGTTGAAATTCAAGTTTTTAACAGTTAAAGACAATTCTTCACTAAGCTCTTCTAATTGCTTTTGTATCCTTATTTTAGATTCTTCAGATATAAAAACATCAAGTTCTATATTGAATTCTCCACCATCCTCAACATCCTCAACTATATCTTCAATTCCTGATATAATAGTTTCGGTTGGTTCAGAAGCAACGATATCTATAGGCATTTCAAAATTAGAGTTTTCTGCTACTTTCTCAATTTCTTGCTCAACATCTTTTATCTCATCAACAATGTCTTTAGAAGCTATACTTACAGGAACTTCTACTTTTGATGTTTCAGATTGTACGTTTTTTAAATATTCATGATGTGCATCACTCACCTGTGCAAGTAATACAAAACAATCTCCAAGCTTTTCGTTTAGTTTTGTAATCTCTTCATCTGGAAAGTCTGCTCCACTATCTGTTATTGCACTTATTAAATTTTCACCCTTAACAATAATTTTACTATACTCATCTAAAGACTTTTTAGAACCATCGTTAAACCCCTTGTTAAGCATATTATTCATTTCAGATGAAGCTTTTTCAACTTCATCAAACAGTGAAGACACACTCTCCCTAATTGCTTTTATCTTATTTTCAGAGTCTGGGTTAACACTAACAATTTCAACATTTTTTGCAGAATCCTTAAGTTTCTTAACTTCATTGTCAACCTTTTTCACATCTGCTACAGTTTCAGCTGTGTCAATTTTAATAGAAGCATTTTTTATCTCATCTATTCTACCAATTAACCCTTTGATTACTATTGTATCATCCCTTAATTGACCACTAAGAGCCTTAGATTGATCTGTTAGGATTTTTATATTTCTACCAGCTTCAGATGCACCATTTGAAATTTTTTCAAGTTCGTTGAAGTCATAATCACCCTTAACTCTTTCAAACTCATCAAGTATAGCATTGTTGAATTTTTTAAGGTCACCCCTTTTAACTATAGCTACGGCTTCTCTTATAAAATCTGCAGAGAATAATATTCCAAGTTCTTTTCCTAAACTCTTAAACTCTTCTGCTACATCACTATTAAATGATTTTTTTATTTTCGATATTAGTTCATCATCTAAATTATCAATAATACCCAAATCAATGCTACCAACTTTAGGACTAATTGCAAATGGCTTTATTTCACTTTGAAAAGTTTCTATAAAATCTCTTGCAGCTCCCCTAATACCAGTTATAGATATCTTGCTACCATCAATTCCCAATGATTTAGATAAATCCTCCGTCAAATACTTTAAATCATTTTTTATTTGAGCTTCAACATTTTTTAAATCTAAATCGCCTGTTATTTTTATATTATTTGAAAGTTTTTCATTAAAAGATTTAGATACCTGTTCTGCTTTCTTTATAAAATCATCAATCTCTTTTGAGTTTATATCAACATCTTTTATTTGAATTTTAAGCCTTGAAGCTTGTTTAGTTAGTTCATTCGGAATTTTTTTACTAACATCACCCAACTTAATATTATCAATCTTGATACTAGCATTTTTAACACTGTCGTCAATTGCACCTTGTACATACTTTTCATTAAACTGACTCTTATCAAGTTCTAAACCTACACTTATATTAATATTTTCCATTTTATGTCCTCCTTAATTTAAAGTATATCAAGCAGAACATAAAATACTACTTAATATACTTTATCTCCTTAATCAACTTTGTAATCAATTTACCCTTCCTTAGGTCGTCAGCCGTACCCTTCATAAATGGTCTTGGTTTCTGCCAAGCACTTTTTCCACCTGTACCATATTCAACAATAGGTGCTAAGAATTCGTATTCTTGTCCCGGAACATCAAACCCTTTGGGTGATGTATTGTTTGATATTGTTAGTTTTACACCAGCACTTGTTGCACTTGCAGATACATCGATGTTATCAGGATCGGTTAAACCACCTTCGTCCGCCCTTCTATCATATACTTGTGGTTCATAAACAGAGTAAACCTTCTCAGATACATTCATTCTGTTTACATCTTTTATTTTATTTTGAGACCGTTCCTCATTTAATTTATTAACAATATCTTGCTTAACTATTTTTTCTAAATCTTTAATTGACTTTATTTTTATAGCCATATTATTCAACCCCATCCATAAAGGAATCTATTTGTTTTTTCATCTCTCTCTTTTCTCTATATAGGTCTGCTAACTCCCTATTCTTTTTATTTTCTTTATTGTCATAATATATCTCTTTACCCAATTCATTAAGAGCACCTGTTTCATCTTGAATCATTGACAATAACATTTGTATTCTTTGGTTTTTTAGTCCTAAAGCCATATACTGAAGTTCATGTATTGTTGCATTGCTACTAATTAAAGTCGTTGCATTTATTATTTCTTGAAGTCCATCGTAAAGATGAGCCTCTTTGGCTATTTTTAAAAATTCATCTACCGAATACTTTGAAAAGTCATACTTTTCATTTTTGGGTATACACAACTTGTTTAATATATGATAAGCCGATACAATTCCACTATCTTCACTTAAGTCAGTGTTTTTTAATATAGACACTATTTCTATTTCCATATCTTTTGTTGGATTAATTATTTTCACATAATCATTCTCAAAAGCAAACTCTTTTCTCTCCATTTTACACCCTCCTAAAAAATAAAGGTGAGCACCCTATATCCATAAAATAACTCACCCATCTTTTATATTTTAATTTTCTTTAAAATTCCTGTTTTAATCAAACTTATTTTTTAAAAAAATGCCTTATTTATACCCACCCATACTTATTATGTATGATGGGTATAGTAAAGCATTTTTAGATTTATTTAATTTAAAACTATATTTCTTCTCTAATTATTCTGTATAATTCTCCATCTTCATTAGGTAGAATTCTCATATTTATAGTCATATCATTTGGTTGAACCTCAGAAACAGTGTTTATTTCAAAGTTACCTTCTGGCATAGCATTTTCAAATACAAAGTATACATATGCAGTAGCTTTTTGTTTTTCATCTTTTTCTATAGTTTGTAACCATAGTTCTCCACCTTCTGCAAATGTTTTTGAATCTATTGTTAAGATTTGAGTAGTTGGTTCTGTTATTTTATAAATATAAGGCATAATCTTTAATGTTTGTGTTTTTAACTTTTCTGCATCATCGTTAGTTATCATAATATAACCAGTATCTTGTCCGTCATATTTTTTACCATTTTTATCTTTAACAATTATAAACTTCCCTGCAACTACATCACCAGCAGCAGCAGGATCAGTATCTTTAGTGTTATTTTCAAACACTTGATCCCCTATTTGAATAGATACTTCTTTTGCATTAACAGGTAGTTTTTTTTCAATTTCTAAAACCGTCATATTAGCAAAAGCTCCTGCCCCAGCTGTTGTTTTTGCAGTATTAGGTCTTTTAACGATTAATCCTGTATTACCAGTAGCAGCACTAGTAGTTTTAGTAGCAGCAGAATTTAATTCTAATGCTTCAAATGAAAATACATTTTCAGTTAAATTAACCGTTACATCTTTTTGTCCCGGTAAAATAGCAAATAATCCATTACCTTGTCCATTTCGTACATCTGTATTTTCTTGCGATGAAACTATTCCACCACTTGTTAAGTTTTCAGACATAAATACTAGTTTTCTATTCCCATTATTGTCTTTTCTGTAAAAGTATGCTTGGAAAACATCAACTAGCAATTTCTTTTCATGACTCATTTAACATATTCCTCCTTAGTTCTTAAATTATTTTTTACATAATAAAAGTGAGTATCTATACTCACTTAGTTAATCACCCAATTTACCTGTCATAACACTTGGATCCATTGATAATCCACCTTCATCAGTAGCAAATAGAGCATCTGTTATATTAGTGGTGAAAGTTATATTAGGAACTTTGTTAGACACAGTTTTGAATAAGATACTAGCATCATAATCATTTTTATGATTTACCCATCTATAATCAGAATAGAATTGTATCATATTCATTTCGGCAATTTCTTCATATTTTAAATTTGTTGAATTTTTCACAGTAATGATTAAGTCATTAAAACCAATATCTTTTCTTCTTCTAGCTTTACGAGCTTTTTGCATCCATTCATCAACAATTTCATCATGATATTTAACAGGTTCTACTAACGCATTTTGTGTTAATACTATTTCTCTAATAATCACAAAATCATCATTACCAATGGACTTACATGATGTATTATCCTCATTCCACACATCAAAGCCAATATCGTTCTCACTAGGAGTAACTCTTGTCCTCATTAAAAATGACAACATTTGTGAAAATTTCATTAGTGACTCTACTATAGATTCAGGCTTAAGTTTAATCCCAATAGACTTCTTACGCTCCTCTTCTTCTTTTTGCATTTGCATTCTTTTAAGTGGGTCAATTATAAGTCTAGATGCAAACTTACCACCTTCGGTAACGTCATCTTTTTCTTTTTCTAATTGGTTTTGATATGCATTCATTACAACAAGTGTCGTAAGAAGGTTTTCTGTTTCAGGTATATTTAGATATGAATGATTTATAAGTATAAAATTAGAATATTTCTCATTGAATTCTTCAAATTCATCTACTGTAATTGGATATAGAGTGCCTATATCCTTGTAATTGGTTGGCTTATTAAAAAGACTATCTCTTATTAGCTTTGAAACTTTATATCCATTCTTCTCTAACAACTCTTTATTCATTAGTTATACGCCCTCATAACTGAATTTTTAATTTCAAAAGGTATTGCTAATAAGTTTATAGTTTTAGTTTTAGATAATCTCACTTCACTTATTCTACCCTTTATATTAAACTTTACATTGCCTATCTCGTCAACAATTTCATCATTCTCTATTGTATGACCATCTAAAAGTTGGGCGATTCTATCTGCAATTTCATATATTCTCTCTTCACCATAGTTTTTTAATGGATTATACTTGTCATCAATAAGTATATATATATTAAAGTTAGTTGTTTGCATAACATCATCATATGCATATGTGTCATAGTGTTGTATAAATATATAGTTTTTATACACTGTTTCCATATCAGGATCAAACATTCCTGTATATAAACACATTTCACCCTCATCTGTATCCACCTTTAAAGAAGTTTTAAGGTCGGGTTGGTTTATCATGTTGCCATCATATGTTACACCCTTCTTAGATAATGGCGTAGTTGTGAAATATCTCATTAGCCTTCTTATAGCCTGATCATTATCTATGGCATCCAGCATATATTTTCTTATTGCAGTTATTCTTCTAAATTTCTGAGAATAAGTAACATTTTTTATTGAGTTAAAATCTGTAGTCATATATTGTCACTCTCCCTATTTAGTTGTATAAATTATTTTAGATGATAAAATATTATTATCTTTATCTATAGCAGATAATTTAAAAATTTCATCTCTCGCTTTGATAACAACTTTACAAGTGTTATTTTGAATCGAAATCACTTCTGCAATATCTGTATCATCTACAGTAAAACTCATTCCTTCAAGATTTGGTTCAACGGTATATATGTATTCCTTGCCTAGTCTAACACTTTCATCTCCACTTATAGAGTAATTTTTAATATTCTCTGTTGGAGTATAAATCCTTGGTTCATTGAAAGCCAAATTATTCTCTAAGTCATCTTCAACTCTCAGAGTATCTTTGGCAGCTATTATTGACACAATACCTTCCTGAGTTGATGTTGTTATATCTGTCACTCTAAATATATCAAACTCAGATTTGTTAAATACAAATCTCATGTCTCTTTTTATTTTTTTTGTATATTCATTAGCTTGTACTAATATTTTCATTTTTGTATCTATCTCAGATATGAAGTCACTATTTCTACTCTGCTTACTTCCGTACGAATCATTTGACATATAGCATGGATACCCATCTTCCCATTTTTTTGGCAATCCCTTCCATTTAAGTTTTTGATTGCAAAGTGTTATTTTACATCCAAGATATGCATAGTGATTATCTACTTTTTTATTTGTATTTATATAGTATTCATTATCATACAATACATAACTTCCATTTTTAATATTAGTACCTATAGGAACATTTAAGCCTCTATACTCATTATCACTTAAATCGTTTATATGATTATATATTATACCTCTACACTTAACACCATCTATCTCAATATCATGTGCCTCAGGCGATTGTAATTGTTTATTAAATATCTTAATACCATGTCTGATTTTTATATCATTGACATTAGATGTTTTAAATTCTTTAAAATCTCTCATCACACACCTCTAATACAATGAGAATGTATCTATTTCATCTTCTATAATAGCTGTATATTTTTGTTTAAACATTTCTACAGTATGCTTTCTGGCATCTACCTGTGATTTATGGTCTTTTATACCTGTTTCCTTGGAGAATGTTGACCATAAACTTGTAAACTCTACTAACTTAGTTGAAGCCAGTATTTCCGCCATCATATATGCAAATATCAATACCTCGTTTGATGTTAAAACCACATTTAATGATTCTGTAATATCATCACAAACTACATTGCTAGTCATTCTGTTAGAATATTTCTTAGCTTGTTGATTATATCTTCTACAGGCATTCTTTATCATCATATATCTCATTTCATCTGTTTGCGGCAATTCATCAAAGTCATACCCACAATTCAATAAAAATGTTTCATATAACTCATTATAAGTAGTTGTATTCATATTTATCACTTCCTAGTTTTATTGTTCTACTGGGAATAATTCTTCTATAGTAAGTTCAGTTCCTAACCATTCTTTTATAAATCTTTGCTTAGCTGCACTTTCTATTTTTATTTCTTTAGCAACGTCTAAAACAAATCTTTTAGTAGAATCAAGTTTTATTTTATTTAATTCTGATTCCATTTTCTTAAAGTTGCCTTCTAATATTTTCTTTATCTCATCTTTTGATATAGAGTTCGCTTCATAATCCTCTATTTCGTATATATGCTCTTTTAGTTCATCTATATTTTCATTAGTTTTATCTAATACCAGCTCTCCAAATCTAAATGCTGTTGTGTATGATGTCAACCACTCATATACATCCATTGGAACATCTCTTTTACTTATAATATTACCCTTTGAAGGTGGCCATACATACTTTTTATTTTCATAGTTTACAACATATTCAGTTCCTCTATGTCTTAATAGTGTTACTTTTTCCATACTAATTAATCTCCTTTGTTTTCATTATTTTTCTCCTATATTCTATACAATTTTATTTTTGTAAAAGCATATAGAATATAGGAGAAATTATATTCTCCTATATTTATTATTGTGGAAGTGTTATACTGTTATCAGTTATTGATCCTATATATCTTCCGTTTAATAAAGTTATATCTGCTTCAAATACAACTTTTAATTTTACTTGCTCTAACACTGGGTCTATCTCAGAATACTGTCTTTTATCACCAAACTCTGTTATAACAAAAGGTTTCTTTCCTGGTGCATTACCTGGGAATACAAACCCTTGTTGAACGTTAAATCTAACTTGGTTATTCTTTTCATTTATAAAGTTGTTTGGGAAAGGTAGAGCTACAGTTTTAGATATTTGAGTTGGAATTAAATCATCTCTTAGCGACTTTCTCATTTCATCTGTCAATAACCCCTTACCGTTCCATACTGTAGTTTGATCTGCAGCTATTGAGTTTATAAGAGCAATATCCGCTATGAAAACTGGTCTACCACCAGTTAATCTTATCATAGTATTCTCAACCTTTTGGAAATTTTCCATTTTTACATTTGAACCACTATGAACGTTTGCAGCAGGTATTTCTGTGTTTTTTATAGCTGTATTCATTATTGAGAATAATTTTTCAAAGTAAAAATCTAATTTGGCTTGAACTAAATTATCCACCGCTTCTTTGAAAGCCTCAACTGGATTAGCCATAAATGTTGTTATTTCATAGTATCCTCCGTAAGTTAATGATTGAGGTATAGCATGTTTTACTGTTTCATATCCAGCTATTCTAACTAAGTCCACTCCTGTACCTTTAGCAGTGTATAATAATTTAGGTTCAACTGTCTTAGGCATTTTATAAACTTGCACTGTTCCCGCTGGAACTGATTTAAAATCTGCCATTAACCCTAATAAATAATCAACTTTAGGCTTAGCTATCTCCTCAACTGTTGTTATTAAGAATTCGTTAAATAAATGTAAATTTTCTGGAGATGGATTTCCTTTTCCAAATGTTTTATTACATATATCTCTTAATTCTCTTTCTTCTTTTGATATTTCCAAATCACCATCAACTTTATCGTAAGTTAATTTGTTATTATATATATTTAGCCCTAAATCTTTTAGAGCTTTATTTGTACTTATCATATTTCTATCTCCTTTTATCATATTACTATATTACTTCAAATCTATATACAGTTTGTCCATCTATAGATGTACAATCTTTATCTACTAATACAACTTTATTAACAGCACTTTGATATCCAGTATGCATACCAGTATTATTGCTTGGATTGGCAGCAGCATCATTAGATATTATAAATTTTTTACTAGCATGATCGTAGTGAGCGTGTTGTCCATTCTTTAAAGGATGCCCACTTGCTGGAGCATTACCAGTTTTTTGTTGAAAATCCACATTTGAACATTCAAATCTCACACCAGATTCTAAAGTTACTATTCTCACCCTTTCACCTTGACCATTAAAGAATGAAGATATTGATTCATACTCTCTCACATACTCTTCAGGAGAAGCTACTAAATATCCTTTTTTTGTATTATCAGTTAAAAGAGATGCCTCTCTTTCACCATTTGCATTAAATCCTAAAGTTACTAATGTAAAGTTGTCCATTTTTTCTTTGGCAACAGCACCCTGATTTAAAACAGTTTTTCCCCAGTTATTTAAAGAACCTACGTTATGCAAATTAGATCTTAGGTTTTTTAAAGCTTCTAAAACATTACTTGACATGTTTTTATTCCTCCATAATTTTAAATTTTTTTATATTCTTATTTAAATCCATATTTAGATGTAACATCTTCTTCTATGTTTAAAAGATTATCCATTTCTGCAACATTTTCATATTTTGCTTTTGTTTTAACGCTATCAACAGTTATCATTTCAACTATCATAGTGTTAAGTTTAGACATAGATTGTTCATCTGATATACAGTTATCTAATAAATTTTGAACCTCTTCACTTTCAAATTTACCTCTAGCTCCAAGTTGTTCAAATTTATTTTTATAATATGCTTTCTTTTCATTTAATAGAGCAGCATCTTTCTCTCTTTTTTCTTCTGCTAATTTATTGTTATACTCTTCAACTATAGGCTGTAATTCAGAAACCTTATCATTTAAAGATATTACCTTATCATTAGCTTCATTAAGTTTAGCTTCTATAGAAGATTTTTCTTCCCTTAATGCTTTGATAGTATTTTCTAATTCTTCTATCTTAACATCTCTCTCATCTATCCCTACAGAGTTTTCTATAACTTCTGTAGATTTATTAGTATCAGGTTGAACTTCAACAGTATCCTGAACTATTTTGGTATTTTTCATATCAACTACCTCACTTTGATTTAATAATTCTTTTGGCACATTACTGTATCTATTCAATACATTTTTGTCGGCACAACAAGCTATTTTTCTTTCTTCTGACAACATAGTTACGTTAAACAGATTGCTTATTTCATTAGCCGTAAACCATGTTTCTTCAGACATCTTTTCTCTTAAAAACTCTTCGGTTACACCCTCTTTAGCTTTTTCCATATACAAAGGTATAATTACATCGTTTTCTATTTTGTCTAATACGTCTATTTCCTTTTTCATTTGGTCAGAATTTCCAAATGCAATCGACATAGGTTTATGAATCATCATTATACTTTGAGGATATACATATATATTATCTGCAACCATAGGTAACCAAGAAGCACAACTAGCTCCAATTCCATCTATATATGCATTTACAGATATACCTCTATCTTTTGCCCTTCTAAGTGCCGCAACTATACCCTGTGTAGTAAAAACACTACCACCGGGACTATTAACATACACATCTAACGTAGAATTATCTTCCATTTCACTTAATTTATTTTTAAAGTCATCAAATATAACATCAGATTCATCCCACTTATTAGAACCACCAATTATTTCACCATAAACATATAATTCATGTTTTTTATTGGTAGATATAAAGTTGTAAAACTTATTCATTTAATACACCTCCTTTTGATTTATATATTTAAACCCCATACCAAATATATCCTAAGAAACCTACACAAGTATAAACTTATGCAGTTTATGGTACAGGATTATTTTTGATTAATTGGCATACCGCCCTCGTTTACACACTAGCATCTGGCAAATCATTTGCATTGTTGCCATTACTTGTTTCTGTGTTAGAATTTTCAGAACCACTATCACTACTTAATACTGAATCTCCACTACTTCCAGCTCCTTCTGTCATAGTGTAAGATGTTAACGGAGGAACTATCTTCTCCCTTAATTTTAATTCTTCGATTTCATACATCGATTGGTTAATGTATTCAGTAGGATTTAACCCTATCATTTCTAGTAATGGAGTTATTGCATATCCCATAGAAACTAATTTTTCTAATACAGCTATCTTTTCACCTTGACTTAATGGATACTCTTTTTCGTATTCCATATAGTAGTCTGACCCTATACTCTTAGGTAAACTTAAGGCTATTAGCTTGTTATATACTTCATTTTCTATGTTTTCTAATAACTCGCCTATTCTATCATACATAATATCTATGTATAATTTCATAGTTGCATATGTACTTTCTCTTGGAAGTCCTATTGAGTTAGAAATATCTTCTGTGATATTTTCCATCTTGTCAGACTCCAATCCATCTGTGTTGGCATCTTTAAAATCTAGACTTGCCCACTCTGGTAAACCAACAACAGGAGTGTCATTACTTTCATCTGTTAACCCTTTTTTAACATTCTCAAACACAGATCTAGCCAACGGCTCTCCCAGTTTTTTATATGTTGATGTTTCAGAATCTTTAATACCAATAGTTAATACATTTACTGCACGAATAACTTTTCCAGCTATATTTTTTTCTAAATCCCTAAGCCTTTCTTTGTGTTTTACTCCAAATACGGCATGGGTAATCATTGGAATACCTAGTCTAGCATTTCTTTTGATAGTATTTGCTCTAATACAAATACTTCTCTCTTGTGGAAGTTCTATGTATCTAAACTTCTCACCATTTTCTTTATAGTTTTTGTAATCATCAATAGTAATAAATGGACTTAAACTCTCTATTAAATCTAGTTTATCTTCTAGGTCTAATACTTGGTCAAAATATGACATATCAACCCACACAGCCCATCTACCATTCTTTCTTCTTCCGGGGAAGAAATACTCTAAGTCATCGAATATATGACAATGAAGAGGTTGCGTAGTAGAATTAGGTTCTCCCATAATGACACCAACAACAGTTCCGGTTAAAGCTAATTGAGTTAGCATATCTCTAGTTAATTGTTTGTGCTCCACACTTCTCATCATCTTTCTGCATACAAGTTCATACTTATTTGTTTTTGACCTAGTACCCAATGTTTTAATTTTATAATCTAGATTTGGAAGTATTCTCATGTATTCAACTAATTTATGAATATCTCCATCAGTTATATATTTATACATAGAGTACTTTCTAAGCTGCTCATTAAACCTTTCAGGATTTGCCATATACTTCTGCAACTGTTCTTCCGACACATCCTTTATTGATCCTGAACTATATGCATCAGTATAAAATACGAAGTTTCTCATTTCTTGCGGAGATAAATCTCTACCAAGTAAAAGCATATCATCACTTACCATTTCTCTTCACCTCAATTCATTCTATTTTAGATTTATTTAAATTTTACCATAATACAAAATTCATATCTTCATTATAAGTGGATTCACCACTTAATTCTTTTTCTAATAGCTTGGCTATGTACACACCATATCCAATACTTGAATAACGGTCTTTTCGCTTCGTTGATGGTTCTTTTAATTTGATTAGATTATTGCTTCCTTCGACTCTTTCTAGCCCAACCATTTCTTGAACCAATAAAGAAGTTTGAACATATGGTTGAACAAACTTAACCTGTTCCTCCACAGGAAGTTTTTCATATCCATTATACTTAACAAGAGTTTCTTTACATTCAGTCTCGTCTACAAGAAGTCTTATTTTACCTCTCTTTAGTCCATCAAGCACATAAACATGCATATCATTATTTATTTGAGCAGATGCTTTTATAGAATAGATTACTTTAGGCGCATCTTCTTCCATACATCTTTTAGCCATTTCAGTATCGTTAATGCAGCTAAATGCAGGATATGCTATATTACGTTCTTTATCATATAGATTTGTTACTAAACTATCATAAACTGATAACCCCACACCTGCCGTATCTATTACAATATAGTCACAGTCAAAGTCTTCGTATAGTCTTCTTATTTGAATAGCTTGACTTTGAGAATGTCCACCTTCAACACTTTCCATATATACAACATATTTATCGTATGTTTTGCCATCTTTTGAAGGTATTAATCTAATAATACTAAACACAGAAGCATCGTTGTTGTTTTTAGCTGAACTCATACCAGATATATCGCAAGATACTAATCTAATTTCATTGGATTGTTTTTCTTCATATTTAAAATCTTTACTTTTATTTTTTAATATTTCATAAAACCCTTTTGGATATAATGCTTTATTTAAAACTCTATTCTTTTCCAAGTCTTCAAATCTATAAAACGCCTTTTCTGATTCACCATAGAACATAGAATCCATCTCCATTGACCATGATATTGGATTCCAGTCCGCCTCAGACATTTCATCTTCAACCTGTTCCCTCATAAGCAAACCCTCTTTAATAGGTAACTGGTAGGGTAGACTACATAAGAAATATGATTTACCATCTGTCATAGCTTCAAATAGCGCCAAAGCCTTCTCCCATGACCAGTGATGCTTGTACCAACAACTTGACAAGTAAATCTCCTTGTTCCTCTCTTTTAAGTGAGAGTATTCAGGCTTATCCATAAATTTACAATAACGGGGAGCAGACATCATTTTCCTTAATACTGTATCAACGATTGACTTGTCAACCATTCTAAACTCATCAACAATTATAAGATTTGCTCTTTTACCTCTAGCACCCTGATTAGAAGCAACTACCTTAACCCAAGACCCATTCCTAAATGATATACCCGCATTGTTTGGATTGGTTTTTAAATCATCAATTTCTCTTGCTAGGTTAGGTGAGTTATTCATTAAATCTTGTATTTTTTCTACAACTTCTATAGCCTGTTTTATATTACCAGCAGCTATAATTATTTTAGTTCCCGGATACAATATGGCTCTTGTGCAACAGAAGATAGATGTAAGAAATGTCTTTCCTTGGCCCCTTGAGGCTAGGTACATAAATACGTTGTTGACGGACATCATATACAACAATATCATCTGAAATACTTTTAGATTTATTCCCAAATAATCTCTTACAAATAAATGCGGAAATAATCTATAATAAGAAGTCCACAAACCTATTCCATTCATAAGTTTTTCAGACTTAGTTGCATTATCCATACTTTTATTTAAGCTTCTTCTACGACTAAAGATATCATGTTTTTTAGCCTGATTATCTTTATTAAAATTACTATGAGAAGCCATTTTACTCACCATCCTCATATGGATTTACAGTATATTTAGCCATTTCTTCGTCGTACTCATCTTGATAAGGATTTTCTTTGCCCATCATTCTACATAGATTTCCAAAGAACCATACGTTGACATACTTCTTTATCCAATCTGCATCCATCCACTCTGGAAGCGGTTCCGGTATTGGCTTTTCATTTTCAAACTTTTTAATTAAAGTTCCAAATGTTAACTGCTCTGAACTTGAAGCTGCCGATTCTTGAACTGGTTTTATATTAGCAGAACCAAGTAAATCCTGTAAAGTTTTTAACTCTTTGTCTACTGAATCTCCAGCTTTTCTTTTTTTTCTTATATCTAATCTTTGTAATGCTATCTCTTGGAATAATGACTCCGTTGAATATGAATCCATCTCGTATGCCGCAGCCATCTTATTGAATTCTTTTTCCAAATATCTATATTCAGAATCAGTAAATCCCTCTCCCCAAAAGTCAATTATGTCCTCTTCTGTATTATCACTACCTTCTAAATTATCCACCACATTTCCTAACCCAAATGAACTAGTGTCTGCAAATGTCTTTCCTTTAAATTGAGGCAGAGAACATATCTTTTGATAAAATATTTTTACAGCATTACTATTTTGTTTTTTAGCTTGTTCAACCGCACTTTCATATATATTTTCATCAAAGTATGTGTCCGTTAACTGACATACTCGATATAATGCTTTTAGTTCACTATTTAATTTTTTAGTAAGATCACTTGTTATATCTAACAAGCACTCTTTACAAACATTCATCCTATTCTCATGTGTAGACTTATATATAACACTATAAGACTTATAGAAGTTGTCAGAAGAAGATTTTTTCTCTTTTCCACAACAAGAACATTGCTTGTAAACCGTCTCTTTTTTTGCCAATTCTACATCCCCTCTCTATATAAATACATAATAGCAGACACCCAATATGGATGTCCACGATATACACTTATATCTAAACAGTGACTTCTTCAACATTCACAAAGTCATTGTTCATAGATCTAGTTTTATCTAACACTGTCTTTAATTGTGCTTTTACTTTGTCTTCAAATAACTTACATTGTGCTTGAGCAAGTAACTCAGGCTTATTGATGGCAGTATTAGAACTATACTCAGATGCAGCTATGCTATTTACATCAATTCTATATGCAACTGAGAACGTGTTGTCAATTTTAACTTTTCTATTGTTTAAAGATAACTTTATACTATCAGTACCACCAGCCTGAACATTACCACTATCAACAGTATAGTTCCCTGTGAACGTAATGTCGCTATATACTAATGTAGGTTGGAAACAGTTAAGAATTTTCTTCTCTGCGTCTGCATCTAAGCTATTAGTACCATATTCTTTATAAGCAATAGTTACAGAATATACATTGTTCTCCACTTTTCTCTCTATTGTAAACTTCATATTTTATAACACCCCCTTTCAAATATATTACCTAATTTGTTGACGAGGCATTAACAGAGGCTTGTCTGTACATAGCGTTTAAAACTTTAATTAACCCCTGAAGTTTGTCGTTACCTATAAATCCACTGACTTCCGTACTGTCAGTTATACTGTCTTTTAAAGTTATAGTTACTCCACTCGTTCCTTGCGTATCTTTCCCAGTAGTAACAACTAAAGACATACTATTGTCTAAGTTAACTTGCATAGACGATATTTTTTCAGTTTTATAATCTGAAAAATGAACTAATGTTTCTAGGTTTGTACTCATTCTCAATTCCCCTTTCAGTATTTATTACTATAATACTTATTAGATTGTTTCAACATATAAACAAATAAATATAAGAGCTAGGACTACTCTATCTTTAAATATGATATCATTTTATTTTAAGTTGGAAGGTATTTTAATAACGTTATCAGTAATAAACATACTGTTGAAACAATCTAATAAATACTGTAGTATAAATAAATATACATGTGTCGAGTGGCTTAACACCACTCCCAATTAAATCCAAAAGCCGTTTTACACTTTTTACTACACACTCTACCAATACCAGTAGATATTCCTTTTACTGTAGATTCGGTAAAACGACTCCTTTCTATTTTTATAAATTTACTGGCGGAGCATATTGGATTCGAACCAATGGATGCATACACACCACAGACTTAGCAGGTCTGCACCTTAAACCACTCGGACAATGCTCCATATACAAAAAGAGGTTTGCACCTCTTTTAGATTTATTCATATAACATAAAAGCAACTTCATCTATAAGTTCAACTAATGCAGATTCTCTACCTCTTCTATAAGCTTCCCTTATAACTTCTTCAAGCGTTTCTATGTTTTCATCGTTTATTATTTCCTCTACAACCATACACTCATCACAACACTCTTCGTCTTCTTCTATTTCTATTGCTGTAATTAAAGTGCTACTTGACGGTATTCTTTCCTTATCTATATGTTCATCTACGCAAGAATCTATTGCTACAACTCTATTGTTTAATAGTATTTCATCTTCCATTTCAAAAACTAGATATATATTCGGATCCCAGTCATTAGTAACTATTTTTGTTATACCAACAACTTTGTTACTATCTGCGATTTCTTCAATTATTCTTTTTTCACTTTGAACAAATCCACATTCATATTTAGATAATGTTTTGTATATTTCAAAAGCACACTCTTTGCAAGTTAATAAAGTAATATCTTTTTCTGATTCCATTAAGAAGTTTATCATATTCTACTCTCCCTACTTTAGATTTATTTTAATTTAATATTAAGTTTCTAGTTTCAACCAAACCTTCAACTCTATCAAATCCATATATCTTAGCCATTGATTTACCGCCAACCATAAGCTTGTCAGAATATTGACAACTTCCGACTATAGATGGTGCTACCAATATTTCTGCATTATATGTATCTTGCTCATTGGCAGTATAATTCATAGAATTATGATAATGGCCTAGAAATACAAATGAATAAAATTTTCTATGTAGCTGTGATAAGTCTTTTAGTGAATTTTTTATATTTCTTATTTGATGTCCATGCAAAGCTATACATTCAAAATCAAATATTTTAAACTGAACATTATCACTCTTATATTCTCTATGCACAAATATTCTTTCATTGTTATCACATAAATCTGCCACATAGTTTACTATTATCTTTTCCATATCTTCAGCTGGTAGTTCACTTGCCTTAGTTCCCAGCGGCCTTATTTGACTATGATTAGCCATAGGAACATGAATATATTCAACTTCAATATATTCACTAAGTTTGTTTAAGAATTTGGCTAACAATTGAGATACCTCTACAACAGATTCAACAACGGGTATATCATTTAGCTTTACATCAGATATCCTTAACATCCCCTGTATTGTATCAGAATTATTTATAACCAATATCTTGTCAACATTGTTTTCAATAGCAAACTTAATTGTTTTTTCTGCCATTAAATTAAATCTATTATGGCATATTTCTCTACTATATTCATTATTTATACTTTTAAACGTAGATGCATAATGTATATCACTAAAATTCAATACATATTTCTTGTCATTACTATCAACATTCATACGCTTAAAATTAGGAACTTCCAATCTTTGAATTGCTTCTTTTATATTTTCATAAAACAACTCAAATCTACTTTCGGTTCTTAAATTTCTATTATATTCTATTTTAGTAGCCTGTAACTTTTTTCTTTCTTTTTCTAATTCTAATCTCTTCTCTTCTATTTCTTGAAGGATTTCATTACTATCAATTATATTATTAACTCTGTCATGCTCAACAGCATCAATAACCGCCTTAGCCCCATAACATCTTTTACGACATTCGTCGGAAGCTAAATGTTTCCCAAATAACTCTTCACTTATTTCTGAATAGTCTTTATCCATTGTTTTGTCAACCATTTTTCCATATATGATTGATTTAATCCTATTGTAATTGTTCATAATTATCACCATCAACTTTATTTATATAATCATTAAGAACATCTTCAAATATGCTTTCTGGAATTTCTTTTTAAACTTCCCATATTCTAATCTCTCCATTATGTAAAAAAAATAAGGTGAATCATATTAATTCACCTTTCTTTAAAATTTTAAATTTATTGGAGTTGGTGATAGGAATCGAACCTATGTCTTCTCTCTAGAAAGATGATTTTCCAATTAAATCTATAGTGTATATATCTTAACTTAATAGCTTTTAAATTATTATACAGAACCATATCAGTGGTGCGTCTACCAATAACTCTCATATGGGTTTACCTTCTATAATATATATTCACCTAGGACTTGCTATTGACTAGCTAGGTTAGTTACTGGGTATCCTCTATTGTTGCAGCAAAGCTGTTATTATCAATAGAGTGGAAACTATATTCGCACAACGTAAAAGTCGTGGAGAAATATAGCTCTCGTCGGTTTGCCCTTATCCGCAGCCCGTCCAGCAGCACCATGAGTCTGGACTATGTTTAAGTAACGTAAACACCTGAAATCATTACGTAATTTTTCAGTAGCTATTAAAAGTCTAGCCAACTTAGCATAGAAATACTATGGTGGGGCTCGAACCCAATCACATTTTAATAGCCTAAATAAAATATGTCTATAGTCCATATAAGTTCTTAGTAGATATTAAAATCTACGAATATGGAACGTCGCTATTATGTTCTCCGAAGAGGTGGATTAACCACTTTAAGCCGACTTCTTTCTTCACGTTCTTCTATAGACTAAAGTTTATAAGCATGTATATACGCTCTCCTGCCAGATTCGAACTGACGATCCCAGTTACATTTGCTATTAAACAAATGGCTTCTTGGCTTTAGACCAACTAAGCTAAGCAGAGAATATATACAAGGAACCACTATCGTAGGCATACGTCTTGTTTTTGTGTATCATCGGTTTTTTATTAATGAAGGCTCTTCCGACAAACGCCTTCCAAGAAAACAAGAAAAATAAATTTATTATATGTTCTTTCCTCCTAGGCTATTAGCCCTGCCCTGTATAAACAGAACAACATATAATATCCTGCTATTAAAAGCAGTATTATGGCCTAATGCCTATTTAACGGATAACAGATTTTAATGCTATATATTATTGTCCCATAGCTAGGAGAGCGAGGTTATCCTCTCACTATACTTATTATGCCAAGCATCAGCCAAAAAAAGATAGTATGGGCTTTGAACCCATGTCTTTTAATAAAGTATATCGTAAGTATGTTAACCTACTTACTTGTACATATTGACAATCGTGCATGTTTTCGCCTTCATGGAATGTACCCTACCACTACATGCAGTTCATCTATTAAAGAATCAGAGCTTTACTGCCATGTCTCTGTATACTACTATTAACAGGGACTATTCTATAGTATGTATTAATAGCTTTTAGTTTCCACTGTATAGCAAACTAACAAAGCTTTTTTAGGAGTTTATGAGATTTGAACTCATACGGACGCTAATCCTGCAACCTGCTGATTATAAGTCAGCTGCTCTCCGTTGAGCCACACCAGCATATTAATATTCAAAAAGAAACATCCAAATGCATCCGCCAAAGGAGAATCAATTCTGTTAAATGATGATTTATTAAGGAATGAACATATATGGTTTTAACAATTGTTAATCTAAAGCATGATTTGGATGCTCCTTTTTGAATATTATAACTTTATATTGAAAGCTTATTTTGTAATTATCTGCTTAAATCAATTTAAATTCCGTTTCAAACAACTTGATTTAAGCAGATCTACGAGGTTAGATGAAATCAACAAAATATTATAGAACAATAACATTTGGCAGGGGATGCAGGACTCGAACCTACGCATGTAGCAGTCAAAGTGCTATGCCTTACCGACTTGGCGAATCCCCTATAAGTCCTAAGTGCTTAATACACTTATTTGAAGACATAGGATGGAAATAATGAAAAACACTTGTTAGATTACTTAGAAAGGAAGCTTCCCTATGTCTTCAAATAAACATATTAAATCTTAGGGAGGGTCTTTAGACTTTCCCTCCCAACCTATCTTTCGATGCATTATTTATTCTCATCTTGTCCACTACCCAAGGTAGTAATAGGCTATATCCGCATTTTTATACTAGCTGCATTTCTAGTCTAATAATACACTACTCAACATCTTACATTATGCCTACCTTGCGGGCAGTACAGGTTGCTACACCTTACAAGCTGTCCAATGTCAAACACTTGTGATTTTGCGAATCACTTATGCACTCCCTTCACCAATGGTGGGAAGTATTAGGATATTTTCGTGCATTACGAGGATGAACTTTCGCTTTTAGAATTATATACTTTTTTATTTAACCTGTTTAACATAAACTATTAAACCTTTAAAGTTTTATGTAATCATGTTCATCTATTAATAATTTCAAACTGTGGATGTGTCATCCTAGTGGATAACATACCTTTTGAGTGTGCCAATACCACACACCCACTTACCTTTCACTCAACTAAGTTACTCAGTGATAATATAAGTTACTTTAGGTCGGCAAAACCCTATTTTACTTATATTACTGGCTAGTGCATTTGCTTGTTAGACTCACACTACTAACCTTACACTTAAGATAGTTTATTTCGTTGATTTCGCATGTACTAGCTATTTGCGAGATAGCAATCCCATTCTTTATTGTCATATGACTACAAGCATATACCGACACCCATAAAGAATACTGCCAGAGTTTCCCACAGTTGGACTTTCGTACTCAACTTATAAAACCTATTCCATAGCCTGTTTACCCTTGTCGCCACTATGAAATACATTTAAATCTTTGTGCATTGCTTGAATTGACCATAAATGGCGAATATTTGTTAAATATCCTTTATACACCTCACGATGTACTATCTGTGTCAAGCCACATAATTATCTAGTATTAAATATAATATAAAGTGTAAGATATCTTTAGCATACCTTACTGTGCTTGTTCAAACTACAAGCATAAAGTTATTATATATAAATATAACACATTTTTTATTTGTAAGTTTATTATATAAAATAATTTTTATAAATAATACAAAGGAGCACACTCATGACTCCTTATCTTTGAATTAATAATACAATTACCCCTCTCGTGAGTAATATCTTTGTACCTTCATTATATCATGGCGAAAGACTGGGGACTCGAACCCCAAGCCTATTGGTTAACAGCCAATTGCTCCACCGTTGAGCTAGTCTTTCAGGGGGGATAGACATAGATACCTCTATGTCTGACATCATAGTAAATAAATTAAAAAAATAATACAATTTTACTTTAGACATTTGGTAGGAGATGATGGACTCGAACCATCGACCGCTCGCTTATCAGACGAGTACTCTACCTCTGAGTTAATCTCCTAAATATTACAATATTATAAATGAGTAGTATTGCTCAGTTCGACTACTCAGCACGAACGATTTTGATAGGATTTCCACACTATACACAATCGAAGGTAGTATAGATTACCTTTAACCATAGAAATCAAACCCATAAACAAAAAAACCAAACTCCCCGTTTGAGTTACTTTATTGGTGGCAAGAGTTGGAATCGAACCAACATTTCAATATTTTGCCCTCGGACTAATATAAAGTTTTAACCAAGTTAAACTATCTCGCCATATATAGACCACATAAAGTGATCTACTATAATTCTTCAGAAGTTTTGGTAGTTATAGTTATCTTTACATCATTATCAGCAAATTGCTTGATGTATTCACAAATATCTACACTTCCCTCGTCTTCTATTTCAACATAGATAACACCCTCTTGTAGAGAGTCACAATCAAGTATACCCTCTACAGAGAATGTTTTTGAGTTTGTTATCTTATTAGATAACTTTATCTTCTTTTTTGCCATACTAAATAAGTTTCCGAATATATATTATAAGTTCTTCATAGTTTTTCTTGCTTTAACTTTTAATACTACTTTCTCTGGTATCTCTATAACTTCTTCAGGGTTTCTTGGGTTTCTAGCTTGTCTAGCTGCTTGAACTTTTTTTTCAAGAGTTATATAGTTACCTATGTCAGTCTTTTCTCCTACTTCCATATTCTTAGCTATAGTTTCAACTATAGTGTTCATATCGTTTATTTTTTGAGCTGCCTCTTTTTTAGAAACATTCATAACTTTTGATAATTCATCTACTAATTCTATTTTTTTCATAAGACTATCTTCTCTCTTTCGATTTTTATTTTATATAAAAGAATATAATTCCATATTCACACATAAAGGTTGAGAGCGATATAAGCGCTCTCAAATAAATAAAATGAAAATTTACAAAATAACAATTAAGCACGCTAATGAGTCAAAATCGTTCAATCTTATTTTTATGCCACCTAAATTAATAGGTGGCTTTGAAGAGATTGAAGATTGCAAACAAATAGCAACCCTAGTTTATAGGGTTTTGTAGAGTAATAAGAGAATCGGCATTTGCTCGTTATCATCTCTTATCATATAAAGATTTGTGAAGAATATTCAAAAAACCTCTACACACATTGATACTACTTGTGTGTAGAGGTTTTTCTTAATCAATACTTTTTAGATTTTTATCTTTTTTATTAGAATTAGTTTTTTCTATGTTGGTTTTTTTGCCACAAGAAGAACAATACTTACATCTATTATTAGTGGCCTTAAATCTCTTACCACACTTTTCACATTCTTTATATTTCCATCCCCTATATAATTCATAGAAATATGTAATAACATTATTAAAGTTATTTATCTCCTTTTTACATTCATTATTATTTATATCTACAAAATTAACAACAACCATAGTATGATACCTATTTGATTTGCCACCAGATACTAATTTAGTTGTTATAAGACCGTTCTTTGTTAATTCGTTAAATAAGAACATATTATCTTCTACACATCTCATAGAAGCTTCTCTTAATATATCTTTTAGATTCATTATCATTACAGGTGTATTCTTTTTATTCTTAGCCATATATAATTTAACTCTGATTAATAAAACAAACATTATCTTAGCAACTTTATCATCTTCTATTGAAGATATCATATTCCATTCATTATTAGTTATATGTATACTTTTTATATTTACTAAATCAAATCTTCCTCCTTTTAATATGAAGTCTATTTTAGATTTAAGGTATTTTATTTGTGTAGAACTTCTATATGACTCCATATTATCAGATAAGAACTTATCTACTAATGTATATGTTTCATCTTTATCATATCCCATATGTAAGTAATGTCTTATTAATACATCTACTGTATCATTATAATCTTCTGATACTTCACCATTATTTAATGCTTTCTCTAATATATCTCTTTCATTTAATACTAACTTTTTCATTTTAATTATTCTCCTTTTTATTATGATAATATTTTAATTTACTAGCCTTGTTTCTATCTTTTTGACACTTAGTACAATATTTGCTTCTAGAATACTTTAAAACTCTAAATCTCTTACCACACTCAACACACTCTTTATATTTCCATCCTTTGTATAGTTCATAAAAATATGTAATAACATTTTTAAAATTGTCTATTATAATTAATATGTCAGATGTTTCATCTATATAGTTCAATTCACACTTAACAGATTTATCATAATCTGACTTTAATATATTGACATATTCTGTTTCTAAAAATGAGTCCAATATATCATTCTCACCTCTAAGACTGCACTCTTTTCTTATGTTGTCTTTTGTAAATGATATAAAGTTTGTATTATATTTATGTCTATACATCTTATAAGATATTAATAATATGAATGCAACTTTCATAAGTTTCTCATTATTAAGTTTGCATATATTATCCCATTCAGATTTATGTATATTTACAACTCCATCAAATTCCTCAACAGATATAGCTCTTAATATTTTTTTGTTATCTCTAGCAGCTTTTATATTTTTCCTCATCTTTTCAACTGTTTCTTCTGATAATTTATGATTATCTCCACCAGTTGTTTTATTATATCCCCTTGATGGATTTGTACTATCATACTGTTTTATATATTTAGCTTCAGATTTATTTAATGAAGTTTCACTATAACACTTCTTTAATACTTTAGTTACATCAAAGTTTTCAACACCATACTTTTCAACAGCTCTCTTTAAATGTATATTGTGTGTATTTTCCCACCATAACTTTCCATATCTATAATCAAATCCACCTCTTTGAGTTGTTTGACCTATATACACTTTTCCATTTACCTTATTTTCTATTTTATATATAATACCATAAACCTTGTCACTTAACTTACTCATATCATTTATAGCAGAGAGGACATTAATCCTCTTCTACTATTACCTCCACTTCTTTAAATTTATATCCATTCCACTCAATATCTCCATCATAATCAAGCTTTATATGTTTAATTACATTCCCATTCTTGTGTAATAGATTTTTAATTATTTGTTCTCCACAAAGATTCCAAGCCAATTCTTTATTTACATTTTTTCCGTATGTAATATCTAAAATTACGTTTGTAAGCATTTCTTCGTTAGAACATATTCCTAATAATTCAATCTTTAATTGATTTCTTATTATATTTAAAACTTCTTTCCTGCTTTCTACATCTGATGAACATATAGATTCTTTAACCATTTTCTTATAATTCTTTATACGCTTCTCAATACTAGACTTAACTTCTTTAGTGTATCCTTTTTTAGATTTGTATAAATTATAATCAAACTTAGAATTTTTAATTTTACTTCTTATATTACTGAATAAGTTTTCAATTTTATGACATATTCTATTCATTGTACAATCATTGTTAAATATTGGTATTTTATTTTCAACATATTTAATAAATCTATTTTCGTCTTCTGTTTTATTTTCTTTAATAAGTAAGTCTTCATATTTCATACCGTATTCAACTATAGAAACTTCATTTGATTTAGTTGTTAATGATTTATATTCACTCATTAGGTTTGGATAGTTGTATATAAAGAAGTAAGGTTTTTTATTTGCCATTATCTTAAGATTAAACTCTTTCTCCCTTATAGTTTCATCATCATCTAATATCTCATCTGTTTCCATATCTATATTAACTCTATTTGTTTTGTAATCGTACCAATGCTTGGGTGTTTTCTTAAACGATATACCCTTGATGCTATCTATAGCATTTTGTTGATAGTTTTGAGATATAAGTATTCTCTTTTGAAGTTCTTTATACTCAGGAGCACCTTCTTCTAATCCGGCTAATATGTCATACATTGCCGTACATCTATTAGTGATTACTCCAATATCCGATCCAAACCCTAGCTTATTACTCTTTCTTAGTAAGTTTTCAGTAACTTTAATTTTTGGAGCTGAACTCTGTTCACACACTATCGTTTGTTCAAATCTATACTTCTTTAATAGTATAGGATTATTTGTGGTAACTACAGCATCTGAGTCCATGTCCATCCCATTTAATGCGTCACAAGTTGTATCCCAAGAATTTATAACTTGTAATTGGTCTAAGTATTTAAACCATTTATTTATATCGTCATTTACAATATACTTAAACTTTCTTATATTATTGTGTGATGTCATTGGACTTCTAAATGCCACAACTTCCATTACACCCTGTTTAACCCAATGACCTGAATAAAATTCTCCAAATCCAAGAAGTCCTTTGATTTCCATTTTAAATATACCTTCACATAATGCATATAAATCACCGCATACTATAGCATAATTACCATCAACTTGAAGTCTGCCCAACTTAGCCATATCTATTTTCTTGTATATCATCTTATATATTTGTTGCTTAACAAATGGGTCATTTATGACATTATCATCTATCATAATAGCTTTCATAAAATCTGGATCAGAATTAACTATATCTCTTTCAGTAGCGTGTATACCCCTAGTATAAAGTATAGCCTTTCTAATATCATCTCCCAAAGCTCCATTTATATTATCCACTGTTTCTTTTATTAATTCTTCTATATCCTCATCTGACAAGTCGTATGATTGCAAGTATTGATAATTTAATTCTCTTTTTGGTTCTAGCGCATCTCCTGTTATTTTAGTTATACTAAAATCATATCCATGCTTATTGCACTCTTTTAAGTAGTGTTCTAAACTGTCATATGCTGCACACAACTTCATCATATTATCTGTAAGAACTACATCATAATCTCTTATATCCCTAACAGCTCCCCAAGCATCTTCTAGCATATATGTACCAGCAACCTCTTCTGCAAATAACTTAAAGTCAAACGTACACAACATCCCTTTTTCATATGCATATCTTGTATTTACTCCTGATGGAATATAATTTGCAACTTTATTTCCACTTTCATCGTAGTAGCATAAATCTAAATCTATTGCTATTTTAGCTGCAAACTCTGGTGTCATCATACCACATCCATCACAAAATTGCTTCTCTGCTTCATATGGAACATCATATTCAACTTCATATCCTCCATTTGGATCTCCGTCATCAAATACTCTTATAACTCTATCTGATATCATAACACTTGGGTCTCTTACTATAAGTATTCTAGGCTTAATAGTTAATGGTGTGCTCGCAGAACAACTTAAACTTTTATATGCCTCAAACTTTGCTGGAACTATAGGTGTAGCACTATTCCATCCATTCTCCATTCTTTTTACAAGTTCATCATATATATCATCGCTACAGAATTGAACAGTACTATTCTTAACTCCCCCTGTTGTTCCAACAAGCCTTTTATATTTCTTTCCATTTATAGTAAATCCATTTTTACAAACATGATCAAAGTCTGATTTTGTATTGAATACAACTCCTATATATTCAGGAACAAACAACATTTCGTCAAGCTTATCGTACAGCTTCTTTATCTTCTTTCTATTACCTTCCGTATTACTAGTTTTTTTTAATCTTTTTATTTCTTTTTTTGTATTTTTTATATCATCTTCTGTAAATTCATATTTTTTTATATCTCTTATAAATCTAAGAGTTTGACTATCTCCTAAACTTATAACCTCTTCTCTTTTTCTAGCATCTTCTAGACTAACATTATAATTCCAATTGTTGTTTTTCAATGTCAAACTGTTAACCTTTAATGTGTAACGTTGACTATTCATACGAAACTTTGCCATTTTCAACTTCCTCATTTCATTTATTTTATTTTAGATTTATTTATATTTAGCGGTTAATTATTTTAACTTAACCAATAAATATAGTATATTTTATATATGTTTTTGTGTCAATATTCATTTTAGATTTATTTAAATTCAGCGGCCAAATAATTTTCGACCACTGAATTTATTTACATTTTATATATTTTCATCGTCTTTATTTAACATTTCTTCCGATACAAACTTTTCATACATCTCATATATCCATATAGATGCACCCAAATTTAAAGCTGTTGAAAACAATATTCCAAAATATACTATTTTAAGTATTACTTCGTTGTCTATTAGCATATCAGCCACAGACTTTAATATGTAATTTGCAAATATAAATACAACAACCATTAATAATCTTACAATCGCTCTTTTCGTGTCTTTATTCATTTTAATACCTCTTATATGTAATTATAAACTACTTAGTCCTTCACTAATATCTTCGAAGAACTGACTCCCCATATTGCCACTAATATATAATCTTTCTTTTGCTCTTGTTATTCCAACATAAAACACACAACATTCTTCTTGTATTGGGGATTTTTTATATGGAAACCTATCTTGAAATAATCCAATTAAAAATACAACATCAAATTCAAGACCTTTAGATTTATGTATTGTCTGTAACTTTATTGCATTAACATTTTCACTCTTGTCTTTTTTTCTTGCTAAACTTGTTTCATACGCATATTTTAAGAATCTGTCTATACTGTTACCAGATGCAAACCCCAATAAAGTTTCTAAAGACTCTAATCTTACTTCTAATTCATCTTGATTTTTACATGTATCTTCTAAATATGTTTTCATGTCTAAGACCCTTATTATATTCTCTATAATCATATTTAATCTAACACCACTTCTATATTGACTAACAACCATATTAACTAAATCTGATATATACTCCAACTTCTTTTTTTGCCAATTTTGTTCAACATTAACTATAGTAGATGCTTCAAGAAATCCTATATTGTATTTACTAGATGTACTTCTTATATCATCCATTACAGAATTTCTCATATATTTAAATGAAGATACCCTAGATTTAAATAAAAATTCATATGCATTATTGTCTTCTGGATCAATGGCTAATCTTAATATGGATAGTATTACTTCTATTTGCCTTTGCTTAAAGAAACTACCATTAGTTTCTATATCATACTCAATATTATTTGCCTTAAGTTCAAACTCTATAGCAGCAGCCATACTATGATTTCTGTATAAAACTACAATTTCATTAGGCTTAACTCCATTTAAAAGTTCCTTCTTTATCCTTTCAACAACCTTACTAGCTTCCTCTTCTTTGGTGCATACCTCTAACATTTTTACCGAACCATTATCTTTACTGTTAGCTATTGCTGGTTTGTAAAATTCATAATTACCAAAATATCTATCCGCAAACTTATTTGATACATCTACAACACATTTAGATGATCTGTAGTTTGTATTTAAGTGTACAACCCTAGCATTTAATCTACTTGGTGCATTTAAAAATAATTCTGGCCTACTTCCCCTAAATCCATATATGCTCTGTTTTTCATCTCCGACCAATGTTATATTATTTTTTGGACAAAGGTATTTTAATAATCTACTTTGTATAGAGTTATTGTCTTGGTTCTCGTCAACCTGTAAATACTCCCAAGTCTTATTACACAATCCACTTTCATATAGCTTTAAACATTCTAACAAATAATCATCAAAGTCGTATGCTTTTTTAGATTTTTTCAGATTTTCATATGCTTCAAAAAACATTCTTAGTTCATACTCTTTATACATAGATTCTTTCTTAACAAATTTATCTTTATATGTAATTCCATGATTTTTTTGGTATGATATAAATCCTAATACATCATCTAGGTCAACCTTTTGATTTCCATTCATTCTTGCAAATAAGTTTTCTACTTCCCAAGCCTGAACTCTTCTAGATACATCTACTCCATGACTTAAAAGTATTCTTGCACATACAGAGTGATATGTTCCACAATTTACATCCTTTAACCCTTTGTTTATTAACTTCTTTTTAAGGTCTAGTGCAGAAGCATTAGTAAATGTTATAAGTAATACCTCGCTCTGTGGAACTCCACTTTCAACTAGTCTTCTAGTTCTTTCAATTATTGTAAATGTCTTTCCACTGCCAGCTCCAGCAAAACATACTACATTTCCATCTTTATGGTTTACCAATATTTCTTGTTGTTCATTTAATTTCATCTTATGCTTCCTCACTTTCTTTAAAGTCATTTCTATTATGATGGTCAATACGTTTTAATCCGTCTCTAAGAGTTATATCATATATATCCACATCTTCATATATCTTGGTTTTTCCATCGTTATCTTCTGCCTTTACAGCAAATCCTTTTACTACATCTGTACCACTATTTAGTCTTACAACTTTAGCTGTGCAAGTATACCTATAATTATCTCTGTCATCTTCAAAATACCACTTAGCATCATATTGTTCATATCCTTCAAGTTGCTTGTATTGTGATAAGTCAAATATTTCATGTGGTTTACCTAACTTTGTATTACTAATGTCTTCAGCATTCATACCAGCATATGGGTGGTCTATAAATGCATTATACCTTGTTTCTTCCTTAGTTTCTAAGTTTCCTATATTGTGTAAAGCAAATCCTATTACAAGTGCTCCGATTGCAATCTTTAATCTTCTGTTCATTTTATACACCTCATTTATTTTAAGGGGAAATACATCCCCTACATTTTATTTATTTTATTTTAGATTTATTTATATTTTATGTAACATTATAAAGTCATAAGTTCTATGTATTCTTCGTTTGTTATTATATCTGATTCCTTCTTTTTATTCCATAGATCTATTATAAACTTTCTACCTTTTTGAGTCCATCTTAACTGTGTAAATCCTTCGGCAGAAGTGTGGTAGTCTGCATATCCATCTTCTATAAGATATTCATATTCTGAATATGGATGCCATATGTTTCCTCTTTTGTATTGAACTCTTTCTCCATATAAGAAGTTATTTAATGTTCTGGCGCTTGTATTTAAATCTTTAGCTATTGTAGTCATAACAAGAAGTTCTGATGAGTTTAATACGTTATCGTGATATTCAACTTTAGGCTGTTGTTCTTCGACAGCTTGCTTTAATTCTTGATTTTGCTTTCTTAGATCACTTACCATGGCTAGTTGAACTTCTGGACTGAATGATGGGAAGTAGTTTTTTATAAATTCTTCTTCTCTATCTTCAACTACAAATCCACCAGTTTTTCTTATGGTAGGCAATACCTCATTTGTTATCCACTTTCTAAATGATTTACACTTGTCTGTTTTAGCTTCTAACATAAAATCATAAAGTTGTTCTTCTGTTAAATAGTTGTGACCATCGTGGACACACATTGAAATTTCAAGGTTTTTAACTACATTGTCTATTCTATCTTTTCTTGGATACATTTTACCTAAAGAGTTTGCTCTTACATATCCTAATGCCATTCCTGTTGAGTATAATTCAAATAGTACATTTCCTTTTGCATCTACTATCATACTAACTTGACTTTCTTCAAATACCATTAATTCATTCTTCATATTATTTACCTTCCTTTTCTACATATTGACTTATTAGGTATTCTAACATTTCATTGGGCTTTCTAAAGTTATCTTTAGATATTTCCTTTAATACTTTCATAGTTTCCCTCTTTAAAGTAAATGTTGCCCTTGTGTTGTGTGATGCTACTGCCATATCACTACCTCCTTATTTATTTGTTAATTACATTATACTACAAAGTAAAACACTTTGCAATGCTTTTTTAGATTTATTTAAATTTCTATTGTGTGGATGGGTACTATTGCCCATCCTTTATTTCTAAATTCCCTAACACTATACAGTATTTAGCTTGTCCTATGGCCCTATATTTACTTACTATTTCATATTCATAAACATATGCAGAGTAATCATTGTCAAAGTAATCTATTATTTTACATTCTATATTATCTTCACCTATTTCACTTATAAATGATGTATATTTAGAATTTCTAGATTTTAGATCACAGTATCTTTCATTTCTACCTTTGCCAACATATAACACCTCTCCATTAAGCTTATTTATATGTATATAAACATATGGTTTATCTTCCTCTTTGATAGTTCTGCTTGTAGATATATATTTCTTATCTATTAATCCATCTTCATGAAATTTATCTATACATTTAAGTGTGAATTCATATGTAAGATTACACTCTTTAGATAGTATACCTGCACTTAAATTATTATTAATGTAATCATAAGCTAATATATAACAATATAGGTACATAGATTTAGTTTTATGAGTATACTTAGAATGTTTAATTATTTTATTTAAATTATCAATATTTAACTCAAAAGTTTCATAGTCTAAGTCTAAGTATGTTATATGACCAGCTATAAATTTATCATCATTGTTTAATTCAATTAAATCATTTTCATTTAATCTATTGAAAGATTTCAATGTTTTTGAGTTTATTTTTCCTTCACCATGTTTAGGTTTATATCCAATACTGGTCACAAATTCATTTATATTTACACTAAATGAGTTTTTATAATTCACTTTATCAAATAAACCTACATATACAAGTAAATCTAGTTGACCATCATTATCTGATTTAAAGTAATAGTCACTATGTTTACCTATTATTAAATCTTTCCTCATTTTAACATTAAATTCATTTATATTTATTCCAAATATGTTTTTCATACAATTTCTCCTTTTTGTGTTTTAGATTTATTTAAACTCTATTCCCAAATCCAAAATAAATAGCTTTGCTGTTTATTAAGTTATATGTATATCTTCTTATATTTATGTATATCTTCTTATGTACCATTTGATGTAGAATTTTGTCACATCTTGTAGACCGCCCCCAGTCTTTTTAATGTTGAGTTTTTTAACATCTCATGGACTACATATAATCACTCAATTATCTTATGTCATATAAATACATTAATGCTTTTAATTTATTTTTTAAGTGATATAATAATGGAACTGCTGCATCTCTATTATCTGCTACAAACAGTAATACTGGTAAACCATTGAATCCTTCGAATTTTGTTTTTAAAAATTCTTGACTCTCTATATATTGTTGACTCTTTTCGTAGCTTATATCTATAAAATACTTTTCTGACATTCTTAAGGTATTTTCTATTATTAACCTATAAAATGGTTTAAATCTAGACAACTCCTTTTTATTTAGTCTATTAGAAGATTTTTCAAGCAATTCTTTAATTTCAGATAGTATATCTTTAACACAATAATAATATTTAGAGTGTTTATATCCATTCATATCGTAGTATGCTCTGGCATATATGTAACTTGAAGATAAGTATCTCATATCATCTGTGTAATAATTACAAGCATTCATTTTAGATTTATCTTTTGATACATAACCTATATTTGTTGTAAATATAAGACCATCATATTCAAAGTATGCCAACTGTTTTAATAAAAACTCTTTTGATACATTGCAATCCCTACATATTTGTTCTAACGAAGGGAAGCATCCTCTCCAATGAATAGTGGCTTCTGTTGTTTTATGATTACCCATTAAGCTAAGTAAATAACTATATACATATATTGTTTTAGCTTTATCCGTATATTTATCTAAATTATCGTTTTCATTCATTTTAAATATATTATTGGATAATAGATGCATCAAATTTATTAACTTAATTTTAAAGAACTTTTTGTCTGGATCCAATGGAACAAAGCTACCCTGTATCTCTTTGGCATTTTTATATTCATATCTTATTAACCTATGTTCAAGCTGTAATCTATCCAATGAAGATTTAACTCTTTCAGTTATTGATCCCTTACCAGTTCTAGGTTTAAATCCCATGGTTTCAATTAATGTGTTTAATGTAACATTGAAATCATCCAATATTGTCATTTTAGATATTAGTGTCATATAAACCAAATAGTCTAGTTGATGTTCTGAAGAGTTGGTGAATTGAATTTTTCCATCTACCTCTCTAACAAAGTTGTTACTTATCTTAATAAAAATTTCTTTTTTGCTTATACCTGTCAAGCTATCTTCTGTAAATACTACTTCTCTCATATTTTATTTTCCTTTTGTTTTAACTTTCTTTATTTTTTCTATTCCATGTTTCTTTAATACAGCTTGAACACTTCCATAAGATTTTCCAACTAATGTTGATACTTCTTTTATCGTATGTCCATC